GCAGCATACGACGTAAATAAAGGTCAGTCATACAATCCTAATGATTTAGCAAATCCAACAACAAGGCAGCAAACACAGTTTAATGATCAAATCGGAAATGCAGCATACGACGTAAATAAAGGTCAGTCATACAATCCTAATGATTTAGCAAATCCAACAACAAGACAACAAACACAGTATAACGATCAAATAGGAAATGCAGCACATGACATAAATAGAGGTCAATCATATAATCCAAATGATTTAGCAAATCCAACAACAAGACAACAAACACAATTTAATGATCAAATAGGAAATGCAGCGTATGACGTGAATAGAGGTCAATCGTACAATCCTAATGATTTGGCAAATCCAACAACAAGACAGCAAACACAATACAACGATCAAATAGGAAATGCAGCACATGACATAAATAGAGGTCAATCATACAATCCTAACGATTTAGCTAATCCAACAATAAGACAACAAACACAATATAACGATCAAATAGGAAATGCAGCACATGACGTAAATAGAGGCCAGTCATACAATCCAAATGATTTAGCTAATCCAACAATAAGACAACAAACACAATATAATGATCAAATAGGAAATGCAGCACATGACATAAATAGAGGTCAATCATATAATCCAAATGACTTAGCAAGAGTAACTGGTAATGAAGATTTAATTTATAATCAACAATCTGGACCAGGGAAAGGACTCGAAAATACAGGACCTGCGGTTAACTTTGCAGATATACCAGCAACAACATTAAAAGAATTATTGGTGACACAGTATAATTTAGGTGTTGCACAAGGAACTGTAAACAAAGGACAATCATTTAATCCATGTGATATACCATCTGAAACATTAAAACAAATGGTAATTTATAATTCATATATATCAGGTGTTAACAGAGCAAAAGAAAACGGTTATATTTCACAAAATTTCCAAGTTCCAGAAACGTTCAGAGATATGATTAAATATATTGAATTAGGAATATTGAACGGATATGATCAACCGACTAGTCAAATGGCAGAAAGAAATATGGAACAAGATCTAAGAAAAGAAATGTTACTCAAAGAAAGAAATCCAACTGACCGTAACTATGATAAAATTCAAAACAAAAATACAAATGTTGGTACAACGCATTTAAGAAATCCAATTAATATTTATAGAGACCCAGTCGCATTTAACGGTAATAATGCTTTAAAACTACCATCCAATTATAGATTTAATGATAAACGTGTTGAAGTGTCTAGATTACAACCACAAGTATTAAATCAATTGTGCGATAACCCACTTGTCGATAATGTTGTTTTTTCACAAAATAATAGTGTATAAAAACATTTTTTTAATTACACTCCACATAAATACACTATTTTTATTAATAAAAACTTATATTAATAAAAATGTTTTAATTAGATTTCTTTATTTCTAATAATTTATTTCTTGTTTTCATAATTATATCTCTATTATTGAATAATTTTAATTTTGCTTCTTCATGAACTCTTTTCTGCACATATTTTGATTTTGGATCATAATATTTATATTGAAAATGTGGAAACTTATCAATTATACTTTTGTGTTCTTTATAAAAATCATCAGTCCATTCAGCTATTCTATCTTCTATCATATTTATGCAATCTTCTGCCATCATATCAATTAGCTCGAATTGCATTTCATAATCCCATTTTCTTCCGTTATACACACCGATATAACTGCTTTTTATATTATTCAGACATACATTATGATTTTCTGGTTTATACTTGTTACAGTGTAGTAGCTTTATCAAGTGTGGTATCCCCATATTTCCTTTTTTTATACAAGTCAGTATATCTGTATTTTTAATATAACTTTTATCTGTTTTATCGTATGCATTCAGTGATATTGTAATATTGTTTATTGTACCATTATTATTTTGACTATTATCAATAGACTTTTTTATCAATGCTTGATTTGATTTTACTAATTGACCAGAATTTGATAAATGTTCTATAATTTCTTTATCTTTTTCTCTATCTTCTAATATTTTTTCTAACTTTATTTCTAACTGTTTTTTTTCTTCCAATATTTTTGTTGCGTTTTTTTTATGTTCTTCCTTTACCTTACATCGTTTTGACTCGTGTTTATATCTAGATGAAGAGTGTTTAAACATTTTATCACAATATTTACACCTAATATCATCTTCTAAATCTATGTCATTATTGGCTACATTTTGGCTACATTTGGCTACATTATTAGTGTCCTTGGCTACATTTTGGCTACATTTGGCTACATTATTAGTGTCCTTGGCTACATTTTGGCTACATTTGGCTACATTTTGGCTACATTTGACTACATTTGCATAAGGACCAATATCTTTATTATTAAAATAAAAATTATATACTTTTTTAATTATTATATTACTTATTTTAGGTTCACATATGAACTTACGTTTTAGATGTTGTATGAATCGACATCTTCTAATATTTGTAAATCCACATCTTAAACATTTATATTCTACCATTATATTTATATATATATTAAAACTATATATATTTTATGTACATTTTACGTACATTTTATGTACATTTTATGTACATAGAAAAAATTAACTATATATAGATCATAAACAATATGTATTTTATGTACATTTTATGTACATAAAGACCATGTTTTTTATACGTGATTTATGTACATAAATTATGAGGGGGGGGGGGAGATTTTTTTCAAAATATTGAATTTTCACTTTTAGAAAAGTGATTCTCAATATATGAAAAGTGTAATTTACAAATGCATATCAATTTATAATTTGATTATGCATTGATAAATCGCCCTTTTTAGCTACACAAAAAAAAGTGTAATTTACAAATGCATATCAATTTATAATTTGATTATGCATTGATAAATCGCCCTTTTTAGCTACACAAAAAAAAGTGTAATTTACAAATAGTTATTCTATTATCGGAGCAATAAATATTTATTGTTCTGATAAATTTATTTTTAATAATTTTAAGATAAATGAAATGATTAGTTTATATGGTTAGATTGTTAGCTAGATCTGCTAAATTGTCGTCATCCACATCAATTAATAATTTTGAGAGAATATCATCTGTTTTTTTGGATCTGTCTTTGGTAAATATCATATCTGGAATTTTAGTTTTTTGAATATCATTTTTATATTTGATTAGCATTTCTTTAATATATTTGTATGACTCAACAATGGACTCTGTATTTTTAGCACCTGTGATTATGATATTTCCACTTTGAAATACGAATATTGATACATTTTTAATTGCACCTTTTGGATGAAACTTAATGTTCACACATGCATGTATACATGGTTCATATCGACATTGAATTTTCTTCTTTAATAAAATCTCATGTAGGTTTTCTCTGTTAATTTCAAAACCAATATTAAAATTACTATTAATCATATCAATTTTAAATCCATTAATATCAATGTCTTGCTGATTTTCAACAAATGAAATATCTTTCATCACACCATCAACAATTACCCCATATTCTTTTGTGACTCTATCGATCAACTTAACTAATGCATGGTTACAAGCATCAAGTGACTTTACACCAGACATTTGAATTGATCCGTTTTTAAAAATTTTAACACTAATTTTATTATCTGGAAATTTTTTAACATCAGGTCTAACTTCAATTGTTAACTGATTTTGAAAACTGTTTTTCTTTTTTTTAGTATTTCGTTTTTTCTTTAAAGGTTCTAAACTTTTAACATCACTTTTATATTTAATAGTAACAATATTCCCTTCTTCTAATTTTAAATATTTAAACATTTCTTCAAGCATTATATTTGAACCCAATTTGCATGTAGCCGACATTGTCGATATTTTAATAATTTTATTTAAAGTATCCATGTCAAGCAAATCGATATCTATATATTTCTTCATTTAATCAATATAAAGAGACTCTCTCTAAGTATATAAAATTTCAATTATTATTTAAAGGCCATGCTCTTGAAAAAATCAATGAAAAAATTAGTTTAGATATATTTATAGATATGTTTTGTTTAGGTATATATATGAAAATACTGTCATGGGACGTAGGAATCAAAAATCTTGCCTTTTGTTTGATTGAAATAATCGATGGAAAGACGACAATCAATGAGTGGGGTATAATTAATTTATTAGATGATATCACAAAGGATTGTAATGGGTTTATAGATTCAAATAACGATAATTCAAAATGTTCTAAAAAATGTACTCATTATTATCAGAATGGGGGAAGCACACATTATTTTTGCGGATTGCATAAAAATCAATACAGAAAATTACACAAAGAAGTATTAGAATTGATTCCATTTAAAACGACAGAACTATGTCAACAATACAAAAACTCTGGAAAACAATGTAGTAAAAAAAGTTCTTTTAAAATTAAGTCACATGATAAAACAGAAACAATTTGTACATACCATACAAATTTATTACAAAAAAAAAATGAATTAAATTCTATAAAAAAACTCGTAAGCACAAATGCAAATAGAGCACCAATACGTCCCATACTTAAAAAATTAGTAATACAGATGAATAAAAACACTCATTTTCTGACAGCTGACTATGTTTTGATAGAAAATCAACCTAGTATGAAAAATCCAAAAATGAAGAGCGTTGCATCGACATTATATAGTTGGTTTTTAATTAACGGCGTATGTAATAATGAGAATAAAAGTAATGTTAAAGAAATATTTTATTTATGTCCATCAAACAAATTAAAGATAAACGATGAAGATATACAAAAGGAAATAAACAAATTAAAAAAAACACAACAATATGCGTATACTAAAAAAATGGCAATTGCGAAAACATTACAATTATTAAAGACAAATAAAAAATGGTATGATTATCTAAATAGTCATGGTAAAAAAGATGATTTATGTGATTCATATTTACAAGGATTATATTTTTTGAGCAATCTTAAAAAATATGTAAAATAAATATACAATTTCTGTTAATTTATGATCAAATAAACCATAAATTAATAAAAAATTAATAAAAATCTAATTATATGATATAACAACTATGATAATCATTATTATAATTATAATTTTATACTCGCTCGGAATAATAACAATTGGAATTTTATTTGGTGTTATCAATTTTCAAAAGTCTAATGTGCAAGACGAATCATCAGATGAAATATCAGATGAAATATCACTCGCTTCTCAAGAATTAATTGATTATGCAACATTCAGTGAAAATTCAATTGTATCTGAAGAATTCACTCAAGATATAAATATATTGTTACAATATAGTACTACTAATTTAAACACTATATATCACTCAAATGATATAAACTCATTCAATAAAGAAATTATATGTAATTTCAAAAATAAAGGCAAAATTATTGATAATGCACCAAACACACGATGTTATTTATAAATATTTTGTCAAATCATTAATTTTCTGTTGAAATTTTGATATCAACAGAAAATTAGTAAAATATTAATCTGAAATTTTAATTTTTCTAATACCCATTCTCTTTTCCAATGAGTTATGATTATTTTTAATTGGTTTGTTTCTCTTTAATTTAATATTATTCTTTAACTTATTATATCTATTGTACTCTACATCAACATTGTCCCACTTATATTTATTTCTATCCTTGTATGACTCCTCAATTAAGGTTCTCAATGGTGCCATTGGTGGTAATACCAATCGACTATTACAAATTTCCAAGTTATGATTCCTATATTCATCTATATCTGTTGTTCCTCCAAACATTCTTAATCGTTGTCTCGGCTGTGACGGATAAATCTTATCTACGGGTTTCTTCATTATTAAATTATATAACCTTGCAATCAATGTATTTCTATTACTCATTTTATAATCATTTAATTCTAGATTATATGCCATTGCACAGTTTGCACTGCAGAAAACACCATATACTTTAAATATTCCTTTTGACAAATTTTCAGGTAAAGGGAATGGCATATTGTCAAATTGGTGACAACACCACCAACAACATATATTTGTTTTTTTTAAAAAACATTCATTTTTAATACCATCGTGTGTTAGTATTTTGTTTTCAAGAATGTCATTGTTGTAATCGCTTGGAAAAATTTGGTTGTTTTTATTATTATTATTGTTAGTAAGTTGTTCTATTTTCTTTTTTAATGACTCTATTTGTTCTTCCATATATTGAATATATTTATTATCATATATGTTGTTAACTTTCTTGCTATCATAATAACTATCAAATGAAATATCAGTTATTGATGTAACCAAATCATCACTATCCTTCGAAATAGTATTTTTTTTATTGTTAAACAACTTTATATCTGTCATTTTCACAGGAATGTGCGCTATTATACAATCTTCATCTTTTTCAATTAGATTTATATCTTTGTCTTTTATATTTATTAATTTACTAGTTGGTTTTCTTCCTCTTTTTTTGATTATTTTTTCCTTAGGAACTATTACTGTGTTAGGATCAATAACCTTCTTTTTTCTCCCTCTCTTCTTTGGCGTCTTCTTTTTTTCATTTGGATCTTTAATTTTAGGCTTTCTATCTCTCTTTTTAGGTGCTGGTTTTTCCTTTGTAAGATCTTTTACCATAGCTGATTTAATTAATTAAGTAAAACAGTCTTTAAGTATATATGTAGTTTTCTTTATATATTTAGAACTACCTCTGAATGACACCATTATTCAATGTTAAAAAATGTATTAATTTATTTTTATATACGTTGATACATATATAAAAATATTTATTTTGGCAAATGTTTAATTTGTTATGTTGTAATTGAAACGGTTGGCTTGCTTTTTCTTTTTCTTCTTCTTACTGGTTTATTTTGAGAATTTAAGGTTATTGATCCAGACACTGTATCAGAATCATTTCTTGTATTTGAAGAGCTAGAGTCACTATCATTTAATACTGTATCTTCATTTACAACATTTTCTGTTTTTCTCATTAAGTTTTGTGCTTTAATTCTGTTAATTACATTATTGATTCTAGGTTTATTGCTTTGTCTTTCCATTTCTTTCATTTTCTTTTTCATTTCGTCGGATGCTTTTTCAGCATTTGACATTACTTCTTTTTGTTTTTTTTCAAGTTCTTGAAATTTAAGTTTTTGCTCTTTTAATTTTTGCATTGTTTCATATAATTTTCTATTTTTTTCATCATCTGATTCTTTTTTGTCTTCTCCTGATCCTGCTATTCCTCCATTAAGTTTTTTTTGGAGATTTGCCAAAAAATTTGGATCTTTCTTTAAAATTGTATCTATGACAGGCATCTTTTCTGCCATTTTAGCCGCCGCGTGGAATGATGCCGCACCTGTAATAATCATAATTAATAATTTAATTTCAGGCATCATCTTACTGTTTGACATATTATATTTTTCATATAATTCACCAAATACACTATCATATGAATCACTCGTAATTTGTGTATGATCATGCCATCCTTTTAATCTTGCTCCAAATGGATCATATTTTTCATTTAAAAATTCGATTCCTTGTATACCATTTAACATAAAACTTTTACCAATCTGAATTCCGTTTTTCTTTTTTTGATGTTTGTTCCAAAAATCAACTTCAAAACACATGTCTTCATAGTCTGACTCAAAATCATATTCTCTCGATAGTTTGATACCACTGTTTTTAATAACTAACAACTGCATATATTTTTCCATTTTTCTTCTTTTTTTTGTTTTTTCATCCAATAAATGAAACGGAATCTCATCCATATCATTTATTTTTTTTAAGTCAATTCTTTCTTTTTTACTTTTGTGACTACGATGACTTTTATTGCTTCGACTACTTCGACTACTTCGACTACTTCTTCTACTACCAATACTTGTATCAGAATCGCTACCAACTTTTTCTTTTGAATAGTTATATTCTCTATTTATTTGAGCTTTCATGTTATGAAGCTCTTTTTTTTTATTAAAATCTTCCATTTCTTCTTGATTTAACTCTGGCTCAGAATCATTTAGTTCTAAATCAGAATCAATATTTATAGAATCTGGGCTATCGATATCATTATTTTGAGTCATACTAATATTAGGTTCATCTGTATTTAATAAATTGGGTCTCATTTTATTATCATCTGCCAATAAATTGTAATGTCTGCTGGTATCGGTAGATTGAGCAAATTTATTATTCATTTATTTATTAAAATAATAGAAGATACTTTTATATCTTTTATTACGCAAACATATAGATTATTATGTCAATTATCTATATATGTTTCTTGATCGATTTCTAAATATATTTAGATTTGATACTGAAAACCCAAATAGAAAAAGAAAATATATTTATTCTATCGTTTGTTTAATATTAATTTTAACAGTTACATTGGTGTTCTATAAATATATATTTCCGCTTTGTGGAAAAAAAAAGGATTTAAATTTAAACATTGATAAAATTTCTATAGATAAAATATTAGATAAAAACAATGCTCTGTTGTCTGTAAATGATTTTAACAGTAATTGTATTATTTGAAACCTTATTATCAATATTAATTTCTTTTCAGTAGTATAGATGTATTGTTCCTTGGAAGATGCTTGGGGAGATAACAATCTCACTAGTTCCCAGAATAACATATTAACTACTAATAATAATCTTGACCCTTACAATCTACCAGATTTAAATAATTCTTATAAATCTATTGTTGATGAACCTCAAGATACACCTGCTGTTAATGTTGAACCAATTATAGAAAATTATAAAAATTACAATTCGATTGAAAATTACGAAAATAACGATTGTATGGAAAAACTGAACTGTAGTGAAATAGTTGATAAAATTTTAGCATGTCCGACTTGTAAATCATTATTAATGGAAAAATTAAATAATTCTGATGACGGATTTGTAAATTCAATTTTCAAAAAATCATTTATGAAAAATAATAAAGAAATAATTATTGTTGCAACAATAATTATTATACTCATAATTATTATAGATTTTATAATTCAAGTAATCAAAAAATAACTTATTGTTTGAGATATAATATATCACTCAAACAACATGCCAATAAATTAATATATTTGTACTATCACAAACCGTCTTGAAACCTCTCTTTTCCATTTTTTTTACCAGATACTTTACGCATTTGTCAGTATCGTATGATGGTTGTCCTAATATAAAAGGTGGAACACTAAAAATTACACTGTTTGCTGTACCTATTTGTGATACTAATGCAATTTTTTTTAAACACATATTTTTGATAATTTCAAAACATTTCTCACGATTTTTTCTTCTCATATTTTCTTCCATTTGTATTTTTTTAATGTTAATATCGGTCATATATATTTATAATTTATATTTTATTTATAAGGTTATCACAAATAACTTAAATATTACGTAGTATAATAAAATATACTCAAATGATTAAAAATTTAGTTATTAGCGGTGGAGGTATATCAGGTATTGGATTATTGGGTATAATAAAGTATATCGATGAACTAGATGCTTTAGCAAATGTTCAAAATTATATTGGAACATCGGTCGGATCTATCTTATCACTCTTACTAGTTCTAAATTATAATATAAATGATTTATATGACTTATTATTGATATTTGATTTTAATAAATTAGTATCGGAAGTATCATTAGACACTCTTTTAAATAGCTGGGGATTTACCGATATTACAAAGTTAAACTATTTTATCAAAAAACTAATTAAACATAAACAACTCGACGAAAACATTACTTTTAAACAACTATATAACAAAACAAACAAAAATTTAATTATTACAGGATCGTGTATTAACGATAATAAAATATATTATTTTAATCATAAAACTGAACCTGACATGGAAATAATCAAAGCAATATCAATATCATCTTGTATACCCATTGTTTTTGCGCCTATAAAATATAAAAAAAAACTATGGGTTGATGGAGGACTCTTAAACAATTACCCAATTGATTATTTTAAAGACGATATTAAAAATACATTAGGTATTTGTATTTATGATGAAATTTATCAATGTGAAAACAAGATAAATGACATAAAAGATTATTTTTCAAATTTACTTAAATGTGTTGCGTATGGATCAACACACAATATGACTTATCGATATAATAAAAACACAATAAAATTTATTCATCATTTTAATCATAGTTTTGGTTTTACAATGAACAAAGAAAATAAAAAGAAAGTGTTTGGCTTAGGGTATAAATGTGCTGTTCAACAAACTAAAATTATTGAAAAAATTAAAAATAATCGATGAATGTGCTTGCAATTTGATTATATTTATTATTTTTTTATGATTAATTAAAATTAATATGTTTCTATATATTAAATTAAATGCCATCATACAAAATATATAGGAGAAAGAAAAATACCTGTTCAGGCAAAAAAGTATACATACATGATAAATCTGACTATCAAGTAGCTAAAACAAAAAGCAATGACCCATGTGTATCCGATTACTATGAAGAATGTAAAAATACTTGTAAACCAGAACCATGCTGCGAACCTGAACCATGTTGCAAAGAAGACAAATCAGAATCGTCTAAATGCTGTTGCGGCGATAAATCAGAATCGTCAAAATGCAGCTGTGAACACTCTGCATGTGGAGTACCATGTATGATAGTTATTGATAAAGACGAACATTATGATTTGTCATCTTATTGTGGTCCTGAAAATTTAACAGTAGTTTTAGACGCTATTATCGGAATTGAAACTCCAAAAGAAATCCTATTGCCAGCACCAACTCCAGATAACAAATGTAAAGTAATTACAATATTGTTAGCTCAATCTATTAATATTAATAATGGTGTTAAAATTGGCTTTAGAAGCACCGATCCTTATTATTTTATTGGAGGAATGACAATCACAACGATTCCAACCAATTATTATTGTGCAAATAAATGTACAATCATTACTACAGGTACTACTAAAAAAGCACTCCATTTAGTGTCTAGTCATATTGATTATGGAGGTGAACCAGGTACTAAAATAGAAATTACATACATTGGTGATTGTCACAAAGTACTCATAAACGGTACTGTATTTAATAGTCATCATAATCCTACCAGTAATAAAATTTTTTCGACAGTAGGTATATCATACATATAAATTTATATTTTATAAAACTATAAAACATAAATTGTTGTTTCAATGGCAAATTTTAATCAGATCCATTATCTCCTGTATCAATTGATACGTTTTTCTTTTTTTGAGTCAATGGACGATTAATTTCTTCAAGAGACCTATCTTTCATTTTTTGTGTGAAATTTTGATATTCTGTCATTCTTTGTTCCATTAAATTTTTAGAATCTTGTGAGACTACATTGTGATCGCCATAAGAATTAATAACATCTTGTGGCACAGATTGATCAAACGCTTCTCCAATTGAACTATAATCTACTGTTGATGCACCGGAACTATATAATTCAAAATTATTGATACTGTTATATTTAGTCAAGTCCATACCCGAATCTTGATTAAAAGCAACAATGTCTGATGAAAAATTATTTTGCGATCCATCATGTGATCCATCTAATATATTAGATCCTGTCAGATCAGAACTATTTTTGTCTAAGAAACTTTGATTAAAATCTGAACCTGACAAACGTAACTCTTCGGTATTTTCCTTAACATCTTTTTCAAAACTATTTCTAGATTTAGTAAGTTCTTGCATACGTCGATTTGCCATATCAGAACCCATTGCGTCCATTTTGCTTTCGTCAAATCCATGTTTTTTGTCAAGATTTTTTGTCAGTTTAGCAAAATCTTTTTTAGATTCTAGTTCACTTTTAAAACTTTTTTCAATTTCTTTTAAATCTGTTTCAAATGCATCTTTCATGGTGTCAAATTGTTGACTTTGTAAAAATTCTTTTCTTTTAGCATCATATATTTCTCTTGTTTCTTTGTCAGTTAAAATTGTATAAGCTAAATTAATATATTCGAATGCTTCAGCATCTCCATTTTTTTTATCAGGATGTAATCTTTTAACTAATCCTTTAAAACTTTTTTTAATTTCTTTTTTAGTTGCAGTAATCTCAACATCAAGTATTTCATATAAATCTAGCTCGGCAATTTTATCAATATCATCAGTGCTCATTATTTATAATAAATAATAATTTAAAATTAAAAATAAAACGTATAACAATGGCAATTTCTTTCAATTTTAGATAGAAAAAATGTGTTAAACAACGATTGTGAGTAAAAATAAAATAATTATTTAAGCTTTCTAAATAATTACTTATGATTAATGACAATTGTAAATAATTATATTTTTAATATTATATTATTAGTATTATATGAGTGATAATAAATACAATAAATTTTATTATTCTATTTTATGTGCTGTCATTGGAGATATAATAGGGTACGAAAACGGCGGTATGGAATTTAACAGTGGTTACGACTTAATAATTAAATCACAAAAAGACATGATTACTTATTCGGGAATAAGTGTGTATCACGTTGTCAATTTTGTTGCAGTTGGTGGATTGAGTAAATATGATCCAACTGATAACATTGTTTCTGATGACTCAATTTTATTATTAGCAACTCTCGATGCTTTGATAGAATCCTACAACAAAGAAAACGATGAAATATTAAACACAATTAAAAATTATTTGTTAAAATATTTTGTGGAAGATGAAATAAAAGACGACCGTAACTATGGCTACAGAACAGTGAAGGGACTTGAACGAATAAATGATGGACTTGATTGGAACAAGTGGGCATATAGTGATCATGCGGGAGGTTCAGGTGCATCTATGCGAAATATGGCTATTGGACTAATATATCATGGAAAAAAAAACAGAGAAAAATTAATATACTTGGGATTAAATAGTGGCCGAATTACCCACAATAACGCAATTGGATATTTAGGAGGTTTAGCATCTGCGCTATTTGCAGCATTCGCAATTGAAGAAATTGATCCTAATAAATGGATGTTTGAACTATTGACAATTTTACATTCTGAATATTTTAAAAAATTAATCGCTGAAATAACCACTGTTTTTCCTGGTGACAAGGAAAAACATGAAACAGATATCAAACTGTGTATAAGTTGGCTAAAAGCTTACGTTGGAGATAGATTTGATAATGGTAAATTTAACGATGTTACAAACGATGAAGATCACATCGCCATAAACATGAGATTTTTTGATTTAAGAAGTCAATATTATTATGAAAATTTCAATAAGAAAGAATTTAAAAAAGAAATGAACCCAGGCGCAAATGGAATTGATTCTGTCATCATTGCTTATGATTCATTTATGGATTCACACTCATTTCAATCATTGGTTATGTATTCAATGTTACATGTCGGGGACAGTGATACCACTGGTTGTATAGCTGGATCATTGTATGGAGCATATCATGGAAAAAAAACTGATATACAATTTGATTATACAAAAATAGATAAATTTGAAATGACAACAAAGCTAATAGAAAAAGCAAAATTTATCTTTTCATAATTATCAAAATATATAAAATTTCACACATCTAAATTTTACATATTTTGATAATAAAATATATAAAATTTAATTATTTAATTATTTTTTATTTATTTATTTAATTATTTTAATTATTTAATTATTTAATTATTTATTTATTTATTTAATTATTTAAATTTTATATATTTTATTATCAAAATATGTAAAATTTAGATGTGTAATTTAATTAATTATTTAAATTCCACAAATGTTGTTAATCCATTCAATTATGCTTTTGTGCGTTCTGTCGCCATTATATTCGTGTTTTTTCCCTCCAACTATACCCATAATTGTTGGAAATCCTGGGACATTTGCGGCTTTACATGCTGCTGCGTTTTGTTCATTATCACATTTTAAATCTACAATATCAACCGGTTTTCCGGAAAAATGTTCAGTTACAATGTTCCAAGCTGGCTGTAAATTTTTAGAGTGTCCACACCATGATGTATTATAATTAATTATTTTAGGTGTGTTTTGAGCAAAGGATTCTTTTTTACGAGAAGAGTTATTGTTTGATAGTTCACTACCGACGTGTTTGTTCATATAGTATAAAATAAATATCGTAATAACGACTAATCCGATGACTATATATTTTTGATCAATTTTCATTAGTTATATAGTCTTTAAAGAAAAAAATATTATAGTTTTCCAAATTTTTTTTCTAAACTATAGTATATATAATAATGAGTTCATATAATAATTATGAAGGAATTGAAGCAGCATACACCCCAGGACATGTAAACGATATTCGTGGAAGGTTATTTTTCAAAATGGCTTTCGACGGAACAAATCCAGTCTTAACCCCATCCCCACACCAACTTGCAAATCAAGGATTTTTCAATGCAAATGACCCAAGATGGGAAGACGCAGCAACTTCCGCACAGGAACTAACCCATTTCAAAGAAGATTCCGCATATGCTTTAGGAGTTGGTTTTGCTCCTGTACTCGTCGCATCAATTCAACATATTGCGAACAGTATTCAAAAAGTAAAAAGAAACTCAAACGCAACACTAAGAAGAAAAATGCTTAGTTTGTTTGATTTAGTCTATAGATTTACCGTTGCAGGGAGACCAGTTGGCGCAGAAGTAGTAACTACTGCTGCCGGATTAGGTGTCGTAGTAGTAAATGCTCCTGCTAATTTAGCAGCAGTTGCAGGAGTTCCAGCAGGAGGACCAATACACGGTGGTAACATTTTCAATTTCCACCCAGCTAAATTAACATACAGAATGTTACACGGATCAACTGGATCATCAAGTGGCGAAGACTTAGTTGCCAGTATTGTAGGAACTGTTGCAGGTGTCGGAGACAAATCTGTAAAATTAAAAGATGACGGTGAATGGGAAATCAAAAATGACGCAGGAAACTGGGAAGATTTAAGAACTTACATGAACAGACAACCAGCATGTAAAGTTGTTGGACAACAAGTTCCAGGTAGAACTGCTGATCAATGTAATGATTTCACAAGTTGCGTTGGACAAGAAAACCACAAAAACATCTTAGGTGCTAATGGTGGTACTCTTAATGTAACCTGTTTTGATACAGTATTAGACGAAGCTAACTGGAAATTCGTAGGAGCAGGAGCTGACGAAGATGCATTAAAGAAAATTGACCCAGCCGTTGCGTTCTGGATCTTAAAAGGTTTATGCTTCAAAGGTGTTCAAGACGACGAAGGAGTTGTAACTGTTGAAACAGTTCCAGAATGGTTCAGAAAATTAAATGCTAACGAACTTGTCGACGATAACGGAAATAGAGTTGATGTTGATGCTCAAGTCAACGGATTAGCATTGGGCGTAGGAGCAAGAGGACCAGCCACTATCAAAGCTAGAGTTTTAGCAGTAAGAGCAACTTTCACTAAATTCTGTGAATTACTTGTAGCATATGTTAACACTAACGATGATATCTTAAACGGTACAAAGAGAAGTAACGTACACGGATTAGCTGACTCTTATGGTTTAAGAGCTGCAGTTGGCGTAAAAATGGACCCAGCATCTAAATTAAACGGATTCAAAAGTACCTTAAACGGTTCATTGAATCTCATGAACTTCAGAGTTGGAAGTTTAGTACGTGGATTAAACTTATTACCACTTTCAATGATCGGAGGACACGGATCACCAAGTTTAACTCAACACGTTATCAGATCTGGTGACAAATTACCAGTTATGGAAAGATTCTCAGGAAAATTAAGAAGCATCTACACTTCCTTGTTACAAAGATTAAACAACATGGGCAAAGATTTAAATCAAACAACAAGAGACTCCATTGACAAAGTATTCAAGTCAGTACAAAACTCTGAAAACCAAATCTTAAAGGTTCTTCAATACTTGAACAGATTTGCTGAAGTTGCAAAAGTTGATAAAGATTTATTAAAAAGAAAAGGTGACGTTTCATTTGCTGAATTAGAAAAAGCATACAAAACTTACAACACAAGAATGGGCAAATTACGTGACAGAGGTGTCAAATTAGTCGATATATTGAGAACTTTATTAAACGGAACAAACGAAATCGAAGACAACAATGTAAACTTACACATGTCTGCTTAAGTTACTAGCTGATTTCTAAACCACATCAAAACATATTAAATTTAAGTGTTTATTTTATAAACATTTAAATTTTTGATTTTTTATCTCTCTAAATAATAAAGAGAATGTTTGACATTAATGAACAATATTTTTTGTCATATTTATTATTTACTTTAAACATGAATGATATAAGAGGACTTCAATATTTTGTGTATAAAAATAATTATGATTTATATTGCAAAAAAGTTAATAATGAATATTTTGTAGAAGTGGCATTTTTACAATTTTTATATGATACTGCTAGATATCATAAATATATAAATAATCAATCAACAAAAAATTACTATTCAAAGCTCATTGCTTCAAAAATATACTATTCTTATTTTTCTAGTTCTCTACAAAATGAAATAGAAGATGATCTCATATATAATTATTTAAACCCATTTATAAACGAGTTACATAAAAACGAATTATTTATTGATCCTGATCACGAATCACATCTAAATATAGATATAAATTTTTTTATAAACAACGTTATTGAGGAATGTCCAATACAAATTGTTGGTTATATTAATAATGCCGGTAGAAATATTCGCTTTCCTGGTCACAATCCAAATATATTTTCAAATTTATATAGAAGACATTACAATTTAAATGCACACGATCCAAACTATCAAGTATTTGACATAGATGACAATAAGGTTAAGGGGTTTAAAATCAATAATTATGATAATTTGCATAATGATCAGTTAAATGAATTATTGCTCAGTATTCATAATTATTTTACTGTACCTCATTTTGCGTTAGATTTTGATGTATCATATCTTGAGCGACACATTGACTATAATGATGGTAAATCTATGAATAATAAGATAATTGAAAAAATAGAAAAGACAATCACTAATATAGAAAAACAAATAGATCGTTTTGGTAACAAGTCAGGAAAATTATCAAGAGATTTATTAAAATTAAAAAAGGAAAAAGAAAAATATGAAAGAGAAAATCAAAAACTTAAAATCGGTATTAACAAACAAAATTATAACGAGAATGATCACTGCAATACTTTAGATTTAAATATGAGTGGTATAATTTGTACTAGAGAAGTAGATGCAGTAATAAATGAAAATGGGTATGGACCTCTTAGCCAGCGTTTTTTCAGACAACACAAAATTTTCAAAAGATTATTTACAAATATTGAATCAGAAGACCCTCAAACTGGATTTTATTTAAATAATATTTTTTTCGAATCCTTGACTAAAACGAGTTATCTATTGATTCATGAATTATTTATCAAAAAACTTGGTTTTAAGATAAATCATAAACAACTATTTGGTAAAAGTATCAATGTTATTGAAAATATAAAAGACTGGAAAAAACATCAAATTGTTGATAGAGAATTAAATAATAATTGTGAATTGTTGGAGTATCTTGAACAATTAATATTATTTATCAATATGAAAATAACATACTTGAATCCAGATATCGAGTCTCTCTATGAATTATATTCAAATAACGAAAAAAATAAATATGGGGATGCATATGGAATAAAAATAAATTATCAATTAGAAAACAAAGTTCTTGATGAAAAAGATAAAAAATACCAAAAATATTTGATAAATGCAACTAATCAGCAATTTTTAGATGAATATATATATGGTCGATCTGAACAATATCGATTGGCGATTAAATCTAATCCACAAATAGGCGGTGGTAAATCTATAAATAAACAATTGGATGTTAATTTACAAAACAAACTAAAATATAGTAATAGTATGATGACGGGGCTAATAAAATTTGTTGATAAAAAATTCACAAAAAAGATTATTAATTTAATTTCGAAGAAAAATAAATATGATTGTTTAATGGCTAAACGCCAATTCACATAATCCTTCTGATATTCTTAAAACATTGTATTCATGACTATATACTTTAAATAATACTTGTTTCGATACATTAACTTTCCCATTTACCTCAACGGAAAACTGAATATTATCAATTTCACTAAAATTACAACTTCCTTTTGGCAAATTGTTTTCTGGATCTAACGAAAAAGAAAAAATATTTATTCCTTCTGACGGACTATTAGAACAATAATATAATGGATGAATATAAGAATAGTACTGAAATTCTGTAATAGTTGATCTAGGAACACTGTTTAATAAAATTTTTATATTTTTTATTAGACCGTCTGAATCAGACGATAAGTCACTTTTATAATTAAATGAATCTTTTATAAATCTTTGTGACATATTGACATATTGTGCCACAAAAAATAGTTGTTTGCTCATTTGGGTAAATCCTGCATTGATATTAAAATATTTATTATTAATTCTTGATTCGCCTTGATGTACAACTACATCAATCAAATATTCATGATTTGATACAATAAATTTATATCTTTCCATATTATCCAAAAAAATATAATTTACCAATAATTTACTCTCGAATAATTCAATGCTTAATGTTTCTTGTACATTAATGGTTGATGATCCTGTAGGAGTTACATCATATCCAGTATCATTATATATTTTATATACACCGTCACTTGACTCTGTAAAATCATCATTATATTTAATATAATATAATCTTTTAGTATCGTAATCGTAATGTGAAAATATATTATAAATTGTTGTATCTTTAGATTGATAAATGATGTCATTTTCTTTAAATTGACATACATTTTCATCAATTTCAATATAGTGGGTTGAAGATTGTCTTAATAAAAAATCAAGTTTTTCAATTGCTAAATTAATTTTAATATCATTAAAGCTAATTGCAACAATTGGTAACGAATTGGCAATGTTACTGCAAAACCAAAATTTTAAAGGTATTATTAATTCATAATCGTCTTTACCATTGCTAAAATCATATAATGTTGAAATGTTTCCGATTAACTTATCTAAAGTTCCTTTTAAAACAGTTTCGGATAATTCATACCAAAGATTTAAATATTCACCAAACTGTCTATCAATAGTTACGCCGCCTATTTCTAATTCTATACTTTTTATCAAAGCATATCCAATTTTTTTCACCCAAGCATACTTAATTATTTTTTCTTCTTCACCTGTTATGTTATCAAACGATTTAGGTATACTTGGTAAAAATGTACTATAATACATTTTATTTATTAAATCGCCATTACTTGTAATTTTACAAACAGATTGTTGACCAAATCCTGGTTCTCTGTTAAACACCAGCGGTATTAATTCTTGCGAAAAATTGGTATAACGTTTATATACCATTTTAAAAAATGTTACTTCAGGATCTGCAGTAAGGTATAAATCTTCAGAATTTTTTGAAGCTAATTGTATTAATCCAGCTACCATATATTATATTATATTTATTTTATCATATAAAATAAATATAACATATTTACACAAATATTTACACATAAAAATTATATTTTTATATTATTCGCCAACCCACCTAATCCACTCATGATCCTTAAAACATTATATGATTTTGCTATTACTTTAAGACTTATTGTAATATTATTATTTGTTATGTATTCCAAATAATCATCTTCCAATACAATTTTTAATACCGCATTTTCGACAAGATTAAAATTACATGTTCCAGATGGTTGTAAAATAAGTGGATGTTCCGCAAACGAATAAATATTTATACCATCACTTGGTGTTGAATCGTACTTTTCTCTTGGAATAATATAATTTGTAAAAGTTCCAATTAAGTTTTTAAATCGATATTTGCCATTTAGTGACAATGAAGTAGATTTTATTGTGTTACCTCCGTTTAAGTAATCGCTTGTACTTTTAGAATAATTATATGGTTCTTTTGTATAATTATTTATTGATTCAACTATTGCCCAATATATATCTTTCACGTTTCCTTGTAGATGCATTTTAATTTCAATATCATTTGGATTAGAGATGGGGTAAGCGTAACTCTGATGTTGCTCGATTAATTGATCGTCACGTGTAGTTATATATTTTTGACGTAATATATCATCCATAAAAATATAATTACAAACTAATTTAATGTCGACATTACTTAAATTTTGAAATGTAACAGCAATGTTAGGATTTATCTTAACTAAATTAATTAATTCTTTTAATTCAATATTGAAATATATTTTAGAATTCATTAATGATAATAATGGTAGATTAATCAATTTATATTTACAAAACCAAAACATTATTGGTACTACTAGCCTATATTTTTCTTTATCACTGGAGTTATACATATATAGTTTTTCAATTTCTCCTATCATACGATTATATCCAGTATCATTCACAAATTGTTTTAATTGATATTTTATATGCATAGAATCGCCATCATAACTATCAATTAATAAATCATCCAAATATAATTGAACTTTGGAAAATATAAAGTGACCAATGTAGTGTATCCATGCAAATTTTGGCTTTGATGTTGAAGTTCTGTTGACAATATCACTTATAATATCATCGCTCAATCCCTTTATTATTTCATAGTTAGAAGTGTTATTTGTTAACTTGTCAATAATATCATCTAACACTGGCTCTGTGTCTTCTATATTATTTAATTTGACATTGACAAGTGATACCGATTGTTGATAATTATATTCTACATATTCACTATACGAAATTACATAATCATTTGATGCATAATACTCGTTAAAAATTTGATAAATTACATCATATACATCATTAATATTCAATTCATGTGTTTTTAATGATTCACCTGTTAGGTATAATGTATCATACAAGTTTGTATATTTTTGTAGCGGCAATCCTAACAGTTTACAGTAATCGCATAAAGGAACAATATTAAAAATATTATTATTAAATAAACTATTGATCGCGATTTTATTGAAGTTAAAACCGGGTTTTACGTTCATTTGGATTTTTTTTAACTGATCAATAGAATCTTTCATATTTTTATCAAAATCATATATTTTTAGTTTATTGACTGAATAGTCATAATAATATCCTTTTGATAATTGTGACTTTCTCTTCAAAAATACTCTTTTTGTATCTGCAAATTCTAATGTTGATGGAATATCTTTTTTAATAACTAATAATCTATCACCAAGCTTGTAATCAAGACCAATGTCTGTTAAAGTGAGAATGTCATTTTTTATAGTGCCTCCTGCATATGTTCCTGATCCACCAGCTAAATAAACATCAATATCGCCATACGATGATAGATCAATAGATTCAACTGTTTTAATACATCCTTTTGAAGTAACATCATTAACAATTAATGTTGCATAAGAATAATCTAAACTGTCAAACTCACCAGATGTTACTACACATCCAAATTTAATTCTATGATCATCATAATATAAATTACTATCTTCATGGTTTTCCAATTTATAATTAATATAATTTTCAAGAGTTTCGATGTAGATATTGTTGTAAGTTGTTTTATAAAATGATAATTCTGTATCTTCATTCATTCTACTTGTATTTAAAATATCAAATGTACCCTCCGTCATATCTAAAAACTCAAATACGATATTATTATCATAACCCTCTTTTAACAAATCAAAATTACTATCATCGTATGTTAAATTTTTTAATTTAATTTTTCCATATACCGTCACTGGAGTAATATTTTTATTCAGCCAACCGCCATCGTTTTCAGCATCAGAATCACCTGATTTTACAAACTTTAATTTAACAATATCATCTACTGATACATTGTCGTAATTTGAAGGCAAATTATTATCGTCAAAATACACTATGTAATTATTGTATGATTCATATTTATAATTAAGTTTTGGTGCTCGAATTATTCGTTCATATTGTTTAAATGCATCTGTCCCTGGTTTAAAATTTAAAATATATGGTGTTTCATTTATAATATCAACATATTGTCTTCCACTATTTACTGAATTTTCACGATTATAGTTATTAGATGTAACAGCATTTGGATCTATATAAAAATCAACCATGTATTCCTTTATTTTTGGCTCAATCGTTTCGTAAATTAATTTTTCAATTGTCTTATCACTTAATCCATCTATATAATCAAATGATGCTTTAACATCGTCATAATTATCATCTGAAACATACACATCATCAATTGTTTTATAATCACTATAGTTTGAAATGAATAATTGTTTGTTTCTCGAAGCTACAAATTCAGGTAGTACATCTAGAACTTGTGTCATTGATACAAATAATGCCGTACTGTAGATAAATCTTAAGTAATTATCACTGCTTAAATTTTTTAAAATGACCTGAGAATACATATCATTTATATTTGAAATTTGACTAGTTGTGTCTTGTTCTATACTTTTTGAGATTCTATCAATTATTACACCAAATTGCTCACTGTTAAAATCATATAAAATATATTCTAATTTATAAATATTAGTCATTAATTGTGTTATGGCAAATCGTGTATCATTTAATACAGATTTGTTTATTTTAGAATCATTGATTATATCTAATTCCGTTCTATACTTATAATAATCACTTGTTGACCAAACATTACTTGTTGTATTACCTATTTGATCACTCCAAATATTATAAGCTAATTTTGATCCATTTGGAAGCGAATTCACACTATTTTTTAATAATAAATCATTTGACTCAACTGCATTTTTTATTTGTAAGTTTAATGAAAATAAAGTAGATTTATTTATAAATTGATACATTCTTGCACCATATATGCTTGAATCATTAAAATATTGATAATAATAATCAAAATACTCTGTTTTTATATTGTCTAATGCATTTAATATTAAACCTTTACTACTACCCACATCAATTAAATTAAGTAAATTTGTCGTAACAGTTGTAGAAGTCATGTTTGTTGGACCATGTACAGAATGACTAAAATTATTTATAATTGTGTTTACTATGGTACTTGAATTAAACATTTTAGACGTTTTTAAATAATAAGACATTACAACATTATCTGAGGTCAAAGGAAAATTATCGCTTGTTTTGGTTGTTGATAAAGAATGTATAATGTAAGCTGCATTTAATAATCTCAGTTTTAATTCATTGTTGTAGACAAGACTGTTATCTATATTAGATGGATGCAACAAATGCCCGTAAATAAGCATCAAATAATAAAGATGAAAAACATTGATGTAAAGAGTTTTGCCAGTTAATTCTGATGACGCTATATTTAATTTGTCAATACGACCTGGAAATGTACTTGGATCAAAATAATTTTCATGACTACTACTACCAATACTAACACCAACACCATTTTCATCTTGTAAACCTGTAAATACAAGTGAATCATCAAGTAAACCATAGTCGGATGCTTTACGTTTAACTTTATAAATAATATCACCTAATACTACACCATCAGTCACAACGACGACTTCCATTATCGTATCAGCGGTTGAGTCTATACTATCATTTTTAATTATTATCGTATTGCCAACAGCATAGGATACAACAGAATCAAAAACTAAATATATAAATGGATCTGTGTCACGCAAATAGATTGTTTCGAACATATTTTTTTTTAAATTTGTAGATGAGGAAAACAACTCGCTCATTAAACTGGTATATATATTATTGACTTTGACGATATAGTCATTATATTTATTTATAGAAAAATTATCATGTTTATAATCATCGTTTCTTGAAACATTTGTATTAATATTATCATTTGAAATATCATGAGTTGTTTTATCAAAACTTTCAATTTCTATGCTTGACGTATTAATATTAAAAGATTGATTTAATACGATTGTATCAACAAACACATTATTCACTTGATCGTATATATTATTATAATAATAATTAACTACATTATTCGATGTATTTTTAAGTTTATTAGTAAATTCTTCATCTATTAAATATTTTGTATCATCTGAATCATATAAATATTTATAATTATTATATGTGAAAGTATTCATATTTTCAATATCTTCTTGATGAACATTAAACGAATTTACCCAATATCCATTGTTTAAAATAATAGACGTTTCGTCATAATCATAATCAATAGAATTAATCCAACAATTTGTAAATAAAACCTGTTTATAAAAGAGTAAAGTATCACTAGAATCAAATGATGTCGTATTAATCGAGTTTTCTGAACCACTGTAACGTAAAAATATTTTATTATTGTCTACTAATTCCATTATTTTATAATATCCATTTAAATTATTACTTGTGTCACTATTTGTTATTTTGACAATATCATTTTCAAAAATAAGTTGACTGTTAAACGTTGTTTCAAGTACGGTAGAGTTTAATGTGATTATTAAATTTTCAGGTGAATTATTATTACTAAAATTTATTATTTTATACTCAAAATTATCGCTGGGCTGTAAATCAATTGTATAAAACGAATCAGAATTAATCAATAATTTTTTATTTTCTCCATTTGTTAATTTAACTGTTTGTGATTCAGTATTTACAATTGAATCATACAAATAAATTATATTTTTAGTAGCAAAATCTGTCTCTAAATAAAAAATTAAATGATTTATATCTGAAAAAGACACCGAATCTGAATATTCACTACCCACTGTATCATTTAATTTGATTGTAATCTGATTCAATGTCGCACTTAATATTTGATAATATCCAGCAATAGGAAATGGACTTATATCCCCTGTTATTTGTAAAACAATATTAACACCATCGTCTGGTGCAGTTATTATAGTATGTACCGTATCACTAACTAATGTGATGGTTATAATGTCCGTTGACACTGTGTATACAAAAGAATCAGTTGCAGCTAAATCAATTGTTTGCATAGGAGTTGAATAATCTGATATAGTCGATAAATAATCATTGGATACAGATGTTGCAAATTTGATATCTGTTGAAGGAATTTTTATTGTTACATTATTTTCCAAGAGCGATATATTATTTGAGGTAATTTGTTTTATCCATGTGCTATCATTAACATCAGTGATATCAATATCAGTTAACGATGCACCAATTATATTTCTTAAAATATATGTTTTATAAATAGTTACATCGAAATCAGGTCCATTAATAAAACTAATATCTATGCTATCACCGTTTAGACTTTCTGGTGTTAAATACAATAATAGCTCATTATCTCTAATATCCATAATCTGATAATATCCACTCATACTTGTTTGTGAGAAACTTTTAAAATAGATAACATCATTTACGTTAATACCTATATTTACAATTGTATTAATTAATGTAACAGTCATATATTTTCCATCTGAAGAAATTACATATTTTGAAGCATCAGTCCAAATTATTTGTAAATTTTCATCAGATGCTTCTTTTATCTTGTATTGGGTTGTTATTTCGTTGTTACTATTTACATATTTAATTTGTTCTAATGTATTATCAATATATTTGTCGTTTTCAGACACATCCGAAATAATAACGTCGTCACTTTTTATTGGATCAAGAGAAAATAATCTCATATTGCCATTCTCGCTTGTGATTGGAACACAATAAATATTATACAGATTATCTGTTAGTACTAATGTTTCTACTCTTAAAAATATACTTGGATAGTCATTCGTGTTATTTTCAGATCCATAAATAATCATATTATTTTTAATACCATATGGTACTTTTTCCATCGTAATTATCAATCTTTTGTAAAAATATAAATTTACTGCATGTACTTCCATGTTGTAACCAGATTTTGCATATATCGATAAATATTTTAAAGGAAATGATTTAGATAGTTTAAGATATGTGTAATTTGAATCTGAAATTACCGTACTGATATTTTTACCTCTAGAATTTTCACCAGTGGTACTTAAATACAAATCAATACTGTTACCACTTATTGATTTAACAACATATAAATCATCGAGATCTTGTAAACTTGGATTGGTATCACCGGTATCTTTATATGCATTTCTTAGTTGTATTATATCTCCTGTCTCGACAGTATGCGTTAATGAAATATTATTATCAAAAGTAATTGTAAAATATGTATCGGATACAGATGATAAACTATCGACGGTATCTATGAAAGAACCATCATAACTATCATCTATTAATAATTGATAATATTCTACTGTGACTCCCGCTGAATTAATAATGTTTGATTTTTTAATTGTTGTGTTTACGATTTCATATATTGCAAATCCATCTGTTTCATAAGTATTATTGTTTATAAATTTATAAATACAATTTATATTGGAAACAGATGCTGGGTATACGTTATTAGATGATATGCTAAAAAAATAATCAATATTTGATTTATTAAACAGTGTGAGTGAGTCAGCCTGTAATTTTATTTTTAAAACATCTGAGCCGTATAATTCTATTGGAAAATCAACAAGTGTATCCTTGTTTATGTAATTCTTCATTTCATAAATATTATGAAAATATAATTTATACCTGTCATCATAGTTAAATAAATAATCTAACAAACCTAAATATATCAAATTTGGAAAATCAGGCGAAAGTGTAAAGTCATACTCAGTTGTATCTATTGTTTGTATGTATTTTGATAAAAAATAATACATTGGAGCAAAATAATTATTGTAGTATGTTATATTTGATTTTAAATATTTTAATGAATTGGTTGATGATTTATCAAAATCAATGTCATTAAATTTATCCAAATATTGTATTGTATCAGTACTATTTGAATTTGAAAAAATATTTGATTCAGAATCATGATCAGACGAAACATTTGAAAATAAATCAAAGGTATTTATGAAAAATTTTTTATTATCATTTAAATTATCGTTTACAAATTCATTAAAAAAATAACTGTTATTTTTATTTATCAAATATACATTTTCACCTGTCACATATTTGATTTTTTCAGATTTTACCACAAACATTTTTAAAGTTTTAATACCACTTTCCACAAAATCACCCAATTCACAATAATCTCCATATAAATTCAATTTATAATTTGTCGAACTACCATTATAATTTTCAGTATTCATAACTAAATAATATTTGCCATATTTAAATACATTTCGCGCGTCATATCCCTCGATATATATTACTGTTTCCCCATCATTAAAATTAATTTTACCATTGAATACCAACGTTGATACATCATTATCTTTAAAATGAAAATATATTATATCATATTTATCATAATACTCTAATTTATAATTTCTGATAGTGTTTTGTCTGACGTGATAAATTGAACAATTTGGATCGTTTTTATCTGTATTTTTGTAAAAATAAATTTCAGTTGCTGTCTCTATATCATTAGTTGTATCACTATGTTCAGTCAAGTCGAATGTTACTGTCTGATTATTAATTGATACAACTTCTGCATAAATTGTGCTAGAATAAATAATTTCTGCTACATCTCCAATTTTAATATTTTGTAAAGGAAGATAAATTAAATTGTTAAATACAATGGTTAAAACGAATGTAGTTTCATCATAGGTTATTTTACATAATGGACTTGCTAAACTGTCATTTGAATAAAAATATTTATCGTATAAAAACTTTTTCCCTAATACTGATTCTTTTAAATATACTGGATATTGTAGTGTCACTGTATGATCAGTATACACATATGGTAAAATTATTTTAGTACCATCTGTACTAATGCTATCTATAGAATATTTCCCATCATATATATCATAATTTTTTCCTCTTATGTAAATTATGTCAGTTTCCTCAAAATAAGAAGCAATTGAACTTTCAAACTCAATTGTCAATGTTTCTTCTTCTGCATTTAAAACAAACGAATATAAATTGAGATCACTATCATCATATTCATAATCAACTGAAGCAAACTTTAAATAATCACAATATATACCAGTTCCTGTCTCAAAAGTATAAACATTTAAATCATCATTTGTCGAATATATATTTGAATTATCGAAATGATCATAAACAATTGTAGTTTTACTAGTAGCATTTAAACTATCCCCATCATCATCTTTTAAATATAACTTAACTTCATAATCATTATCATATCCAATGTCATAATTATTTTTTAAATAATTAAGTGTTTTTACTAAATATGAGCCATCATATATAAATGTTGATGTTCCTTCCAAATAAATGTTTTTATCTGATTCAAAAAAAAGCTCGTTTGCTTTATTAATTGTACCACCAGATGTATATGGACTATACAGAGTAGAATCAGTTGAATCAACTCCATTATTTTCTAAATAATCCAATTGTTTTGTCAAGTATAACTCAAATATATTATTTCCAATAATTTTTATATAATAATGAGTATCATCGTCGATGGTATTTAATTCAGTCATACCTTCAACACCTGTTATTGAAATTCTGTCCCCAGTGTGTAATTCATCGTCAATGTTTTTTTCAATATGTACAGTTGTTACATCACCTACTTCTATAGTTGTTATGACAAATGATATGTCAATTGAACTACCATATACATACCCACTTGATATATATGTACTGTAATTAAGTGAATTGACAATTTGGGTTATATTTTCATCAAGATATAAATCCAAGTCAACAACACTCCCAGAAACTGTTTTAACATAATAATCTCTATCATTTAACTCTATAGTTCCCAAAACAGAATTAATGTGTATTTTATCTCCTGATGTCAATCCAGAAGTAGTATCAATCGTTATTCTAGTAGTAGTTAATTTATCGACACTTGGAGTAACCGAAGTTATATTAATGGTTATGGCTGGTTTTTCAAAACGCATTGTCAATAAATCAGTGTCTGTATTTACGCTTAAAGTATGTTTTTTGATATCCATTGTATTGCTGACAATGGGAGTATACTTATTTGCAACAACACAACAAATTTCTTTTAAATGTGTAATATTTGTTGTTTGAGTTACATTGTGTGAATTATCTATATATTGAAAATTAAAGGAAGCATCAACTAAATAAAGTTTACCTGAAGTAAACAATGTGCTAGAAAGAAACGTGTTATTTCCATTTCGGTTTTTTTCGTCTAAATATACATAGACAAAAACAGTACTTCCATTTGTTTCGATAGATTCAACTTTATATCCACCATCAAAGCTTCCACTGCTACCCACATAAACAAGATCATATTGATTGATTGTTGAAGAAGACAATGTACTAAAGCCTAATTTGAGTGTATTTGTACTCGTATCCGCGGTTGCTTGCACTGAACAACTATTAATAGTATATGATGTGGTAAATACTGATTTATAATAACTATTCTTATTTCCAAATTCGTCAATAAAATTTAATTGAGTATCCAAATACACATAAATATCGATGTCTGTTAATGATATAGAAGACATGTTATGGCCTCTTAAATTATGATTGTTGTATAAATATACTTCAATGTATGTATCAGTTTCAACAAATGAAACTAAATAATTACCATTAATTAATTGATTGTATGATGATGTTAGTTTCACAATTGTATTATTTTTTAGTAATTCACTTGTATCATCGACGAGTATTTTAAGTTTTTTAGATATATATGTACATATACAATCTTCATGTATTAATTTAAATACATTGTTATCTTTAAAATTAACATTAAAATCTGATTCCGAGCTTGCTAAATAAAAAGATTTATTTCCTTGATAAAGATTATTTAAATTTGCGAGATTATTGGTTAATTTATTTGCGATACCTTTGTCAATATCTACATAGTCGTACTTATCAAATAAATCGCTTAATTCCTCATATTTATTATCATATGTGTAACTGCCTGATAGCTTTGGCAAAATAATTTCAATTAACATATTATCAAGTAAATTATTGTTGTTTTGTATTAAACAAATATTTTGAGTTCCAACATTAAAAGATGATCTAAACGTCATACTATCAGTGTATTTCATAAAATGTACATATTTATGATAAACCTTTTTAAAATAGGTAAACTCAGGATTAAAAGTTAATATTAAATCTTGCTCATTGTAAGAAACTAGTTGTAATAATCCTCCTACCATTATAATCTATTATATTATTTTATTTTTAAATTGTAATTATTTGAAAAATATTCATTAAGTTAACATTAATATAAAAAAATGTTAACTTATATTATTAAATTTTATAATGGCATTAGAATTTGACCAAATTAATAATTTTATGAAAAAAAAAAACATAATATCGATATATGAACTTATAAATACTAAACAAAAATTTACATCATATAACGAATTATTATTATTAAACTACAATGAAATTTCAGACGAAGATATGATATTATACATTAAAATATTGTTAAATAGAATATTATTTTTCGAAGGAAATATAAATACTGAGTTAACTGAACATTTGTACAGTAAACTTGAGAAAAATAATAATTTTAATATTGAAATTATAAATAGATTTATTCGGTTATACGATGAATTTAAGAAAATCAGATTGTTATTATTTTCACTGACACATCACTTTATTAAAAAATTCAAAAATTTCGATAATAAATTTCCATTTTATTTAAAAAAAAACAATCTTCGTAAAAGTGACATTAGTTATATTTATAATAAGATCAACACAGATATTTATAAATATTTTTTATCATTTTTTGATGCAAACAGTAATAACCAGTTTCTTGATAAAATACAATATTATAAAAATCCTAAATCTCAATCAATCATTACTGATGAATTATTAAGAAGATTAAAACAATTAGCAAAAATATTTACTCTTAAATTTATGCAAAAACTTAATATTCAAATTATTTCAAATATCGATTTCATGAACTTTCCATATTTAAGACAAATTCAATATTTCAAAAATATATTCAATAAAATTAATTCATTATTCAAATTATACACAAAATATTACCTATTACTTGAAGAATTAGAGTATAAACTAAACGACTTAGTAAGAATAGATATATTTGAATATTGTAATGAAATTACAGACTCATCCAGTTTCATTTTGTCTGATGATAATTATCAATATAATTTAAACGAAGAAAACGATACCAATTATGATGAAAAACAAATTCATTCTTTATTTGTATCCACAAATAATACAAATTATAAAAATATTGAAGATGATTTCGCTGATACACCATATATAGATAATGAAAATAGTCCACAAAACATATCAAAAAATATAAGTGCAATTATAGATATGGATTGTCCAGATGTACAGTTGCCCGATGAGGATGATTTTGAAGGACACAACGACGAAGAAATATATAAAAAAGAAATATATGACAAGGATTTAGAAATGTATGAAAAAGAATTAGAAATATATGAAGAAAATTATGATGAAGATTTTGATGATACAGAAGATATTGATACAGAAGATATTGATACAGAAGATTCAGATACAGAAGATTCAGATACAGAAGATTCTGATACAGAAAAGATTGATACAGAAGATGTTGGTATAGAAGATTCTGAAGATACTGAAGATACTGAAGATACTGAAGATTCTGAAGATTCTGAAGATACTGAAGACACTGAAGACACTGAAGATACAGATGTAGAAGATGTACAAGATGTACAAGATGTAGAAGATACAGATGTAGAAGATGTACAAGATGTAGAAGATACAGATGTAGAAGATGTACAAGATGTACAAGATGTACAAGATGTACAAGATGTAGGTGTGGGAGACACTAACTTAGTAGATAATGATGCAAATGACATAGAGGACGATAAAAAAGAAATTAAAGCATAAATCAAAAGATAATTTTAGTTTATCATAACTAATTTTTGTTATGATAAACCAATATAGTTAAAAAAGTAATTTTGCCGAGCCATTACTAAATTCCAATACGTTGTAGGATTGTGTGTGTAGCTTCAGTACAATATCACTGTTTCCTGACAGTTTTGAAAAATCAGAATTAATTTTATGAAGCAATGTTATACTCTTAATTCTTGAAAAATTACAACTACCATAAGGTTGTTCATTCAACGGTCGCAAGGAAAAAGAATAACAATATATACCATCAGAAGGTGTTTTATTCAATAATTCATAAGGTATAATATTATTGTTATATTTTATATTTAATAAAGGTGTTAAATTATTATTATTTAGGTTAATAATTGACTTACTGACTGGTAAATCAACAGTTGATTCATTATCAATTGTTGGATATACTGATGAAGATAACTTACTGACTGAACTTGCTCTAAATAAATTATATTTATTATGTAAATTATATTTATTAATGTAATTGGTAATTTGCAATGTCCAAATAATATATTTTGAAGGGTGGACATGATCAATTGAAATACTATGTTCAGTGTCATTTGAATTTATAAAATATTCAGTGTATGTGGATTGATCGATTAAATATTCTAGCTTATTAGATGAAAATATCTCTCGTTCTTGTTGACTTAAAAATATGTAATCTACTAGTAAATCCACCGTTGCAAGATTGATATTATTTGTCAATATGTCATTATCTGTACAATCGGTATATATACAATTTGCTAAATTTGATAACCTTAATGTCAACCCAACTGTATTTTGCTTGGCCGATATAAGAGGCAATGCATATCCTGAATGAATATTAAACCAAAATTTTAATGGTACATATATTGTATATTCATCTTTAGTATTACTATCATAAGTAGTTAATTTAGATATATTTCCATTCATTTTATTTATCAAATCCTCCTTGTACATAGTTTTATTTATTTCATTCCAAATATACAACCATTCCCCATATTGCTGATCTATACGCACACCCCTAATATATATTTCTACATATTGTATAATATTAAATCCAATATTTTCAACCCATGCAAAATTATATTGATCTCGAATTGCAGTATCAATATCTGTTTGAATTGTTATTTTATCATCTAATAATTCTTTATTATATATTTTAGCTTGATTATTGAGATCTTTAATATATTTTTTTAATAATATTTTTTTATCAACATCGTTCAAAGATGTTGCAATTACATTATCTATAATTTGTTGAATATCATATTTGTCAGTGATGGTAACAGTCTGGGTTTTTTTTATTTTTGAAAATTCATATGCTACTTGTCCACTACTAAGATAATTAGTTACAATTGTTTTTAAAGTATTAATAGTTACATTATCTTTGTCTATGTCATCATTTATTTTCCTGATAGAATTATAAATATAATTGATATATTTATTGAAATTACTAATTAGACCATTAATGATATTTAGCGAAAGCTCATCAGTTGATGTATCAACGGTGCTGCTTTTGGGTAATGAAACACTTGGTAAAACTAAGCGTATACAACACTTGTGTATTAAATCACCATTATTTGGTATTTCACATGTTAACAATTCATTAAAATCATAAATGTTATTAAATTTTAAAGGTATGGTTTCAGCAGCGAAATTAGTATATCTTTGGTACACAAATTTAAAAAAAGTAATTTGAGGGTTAGAGGTTAAGAATATGTCTTTAATCCCATATGAAACCAGTTGAATCAAACCGCCTGTCATTTATATTATATATTATAATAATTTATCGATTTAATTTTAACTAGTGATAATACTTGTTTAGCACATAAACACTTGAGGCAAAAATAAATAAAATATATAGTATTTTAATTAATTTTCAAGGATGTAAACTAAAATATTTTTAATATTTTCAATACAACAGTATATTTATGAATATTTATGAATATTTATGATAAAACGGTAAAAATAATATAGTTTGTTGGTTTTAAATATTGGTTTTGATATATTAATTTTTATAAATTATTTAGTTATTAGAAAAAATATATCAAAATCAATATTATTTTTATTTGATATATTTTTATCTATGCAATATATATAATAGATATGCCCGGTCAACAAAAAAGAGGACCTTTAGTTAAATTCGAAAGAAGTGTTTCTGAAATCTTTAAAAGACTCATTAAATACGCATTAGAAGGTTTAGCTGTCGCACTTGCTGCAAAATATATTCCAAATCAAAAACTCAACTTACAAGAAATTGTCATGCTTGGTTTAACTGCTGCATGTGTATTTGCACTTTTAGATATTTTCGCTCCAACAATCTCATTGGCTGCTAGACAAGGTGCAGGTTTCGCTGTAGGTGCTAACAGAATTGCAGGTGGATTTAAAACTTCACAATAAATAATAATAACGTGAACCACATCTCGTAATTAACCATTTTTTTATATGTAATGTAATCGCATTACATATAATTTAATAAAAAAATTGAAAAAATGATGTTTTATATTGATACATTGTAGACAAATAACATTGTATCAATATAAATCAATATAAATGAAAGGAATTAAAAATTTACTAAGCAAAAATATTTATTCAGCAGTCAACACATTGGCAACTATTAGCGAAACTAAAATACAAAAATCACAGCTGATCGGGATGAAAAAACTAAGTCAGTCTAACAAAATATTGGCAGCAGCTCCTTATTTATTTGAGGAAATGCCTATTCGATTGTCTGGTAGAATTAAAGAACTTGAAAAATTACCATTTAATATTAACGACTATTGTGAAATTACCGAGTCCAGAGAAAGATATTCACAATCATTAATTGACATTTCAAATACTCCATATCCAGATAGTTTAGAAAAATGTCAAATTTTTCATGATACCACGCTAAAAATTGTTAATCGACATAATTCAACGTTAAATCTCATGGCAAAAGGTATCCATAAACTTAAAAAAAGTGGAAGTATTGAAGATGAATTCGATCTAAATGTATTTCTTTCTAATTTTTATAGAAATCGGACCAGACTTCGATTGTTACTTCAAAATTTTATTGCTTATTTCGATGAAGAAAAAGAAAATCATGTTGGAATTATAAATTTGAATTGTAACATTGAAAATATAATTAATCTCGCAGTGGAAGATGTTCAAATCATTGCGCAACAAAATCATCTTGATGCACCTGACGTTATCATTGATATTAAACCCCTACAATTCACATACGTAGATTCTTACCTGCATTATGTATTACTCGAAATTTTAAAAAACAGCATTAAAGCGACAAACGATGCTAACAACACAGATATACCTATTTCAATCACATCATACAGTGATAATAATATTTATATTCTGAAAATCGCAGACAAAGGTATCGGTATTAAAGAAAAAAATTTAAATAAAATTTGGAACTACAGTTACAGCACAAGTGATATTGAAGATGACAAATTGGAAAATAATTTGACAAATCCAATCTCGAGGTTTGGTTATGGTCTACCAATATCGAAAGTGATTTTGAAAACATTCGGTGATAACATCAACGTTTTTTCTGAACACGGAGAGGGTACTGATGTATATATTTTCATAGATCTGAAAAATGATTGGTTGATTTAAATATTATTTTATAAAAAAGTTGAATTTTTAACATTATGCGCTAATGTGGCATATTATTGTATTTTATATTATTAATGGATCAATTATTAGCATCTTTAAATACCCAGATGACACTCACATCTATGAGTAAACGCCAAGAAGTTTTAAACAGGTTAACCCCTACTGGAAATCAGTATTTAGATACTTTTATTCAATTATTTTTAATTAGTTTTTCTAGTATAGCAGTTGGAAATATCATCACTTATTTTAAAAATTTTGATTTTTACCAACTCAAAATTTTTATTTTGTTAAGATATTTTTTTCCACTTAGATTGAACAGAATTGAATATGAGGGAGAAGAATTAATTCATTATACATCCCAAAAAAAATGGGATATGAGTGATATAGGCTCAGCCTTGCTATGGCACATTGATAAAAATATTAAAAAATATAAAGGAATTATCAGTTTAAAGGAACTATCTGATAACGATACCAATCAATGGAGTGTGTTTGGCGGTCTGTCTGGAGGCAACAAAAAACAATTCAAAGAAGTTCGCTATAGAATTAATCAGGAAAAAGATATTAATAATCAATTAGATTTACATATTAAAGACAATATTTATATTAACATAAACTATCACACAAAAGACAACAAAAATTATTGCAAGATAGTAGTCTTTTCAAAAACAAAAACAGTTTGGCAAATTCAAAATTTATGTAATTCCATTTACAAAGAATACATTGAACACATAAATACAACTAAATTAGAAAAACAACATATTTTTATTTACTTAGGAAAAGATGATAAAGGTGTCAAACAATGGAGAACAGCATTGTTTAATACCAATAAAACATGGAATACATTATTTATAGAAAATAAAGAGAATATCAAAAAAAATATCGAACAAATGATAAATGGTAAAGAATACTTTAAACGTATCGGTAAACCAAATCACACTACTATAATTGCTGATGGTGATCCAGGATGTGGGAAAAATAGTTTGTTCAAAGTTTTAATGAAACAAAGTTATCCTGATAGACACCTTATCATCATTCCACCAGACACAATTAAAAAATTTAGCGATTGGGAAGATATTGTATACGATAATATGATAATGGAACACTTTATCCCCACCAATAAACGAGTTTATCAAATTGATGAAATTGAAAAAGCATTTCCAATATTAGTAAAACAAGACGATATATCAGAAAACGACGCCATGAAAGAATTCCTAAAAAATAATAAAAACAACTCCGCTAAATCAAAATCACTCTCCACTAAATCAATGTCAAATTTATCTACTCGATCAAAAAAATCAAGTACCTCGTCTAAAAGCACAAATAATTCAAGCACAAATAATTCAAGCACAAATAATTCAAGCACAAATAATTCAAGTACTAAAGATACAACAACTAAAGATACAACAACTAAAGATACAACAACTAAAGATACAACAACTAAAGATACAACAACTAAAGATACAAGTGCTAAAGATACAGGTGCTAAAGATACAGGTGCTAAAGATACAGGTACTGATAAATTGCGTGATGAAATATTAAAAAATCAAAATCCGAAAACCAAAGAACAATCTAAAAAAGAAGAATCTGATAAAGGGCAAATAGAACGTTCATTGGATTTTGATTATGATAGTGATTCGGAAGTAGATATTTTAGAAGAATTATCTCAAAGTGATAAAATAAAAAGTATGGAGTTTGCCGTATTTTACAATGACTTTAAAATAAATTCTTCAAAAGACAGAATGAGAAAATTGAGTCAGTGGCTTGGTTATTTTGATGGTGCATTTGAACAGGATGGGAGAGTTATATTTATTACTACAAATGATTACGAATCTCTTGATCCTGTTTTTGTTAGACCAGGAAGAATTGACTTGAGAGTTACACTTTGCCCTGCAACTAACCAACTAGCTAAATCCTTAATCAGTTACATATTCAATTATGATAACACATCTCAAGAACTCAATAACATGTTTGATATGATAGAAGATTATCAATTTACACAATCTTATTTGTACCAAGCATGTTTGAACAATTTATTAGACATAGGACAATATGATAATAACCATGATTACGTTAAAAATACACTCAAACACATTCTTGGTCTAAATTTATAAGCATGACAAAAAATTGAATTAATTTATATTTATAAACATATCAATTTTAAAGTGTATAATTACACATGAGCATTTTAAAAAAAAATAAAAATAAATTAAATTATTTATTAAAACATCGTAATTTTATCATACCCTCATTTGAAATATACAATGGCACATCCGGATTATACGATCTTGGTCCGCCAGCATGTTCAGTTAAAAATAATATTTTATCCTACTGGAGAGATTTTTTTGTAATAGAAGATGACATTTTAGAAATTGAGACAACTATATTAACACCACATGACGTACTTAAAACATCTGGGCATGTCGATAGATTCAATGACTTGATGATCAAAGATGGAAATTCAGGTAAATATCATCGCGCAGATCATCTATTAGAAGAAATTCTCGATGATATTTTAAATGATGGTTCTTTAACACCAGAATTAGTAAATGAATATAAAATTATACGCGCTAAAGCAGATACATATAGTTGTGAAGATTTAGATGATATGCTAAAAGTAAAATTCAAAAAAAAATTACAAGAATTACACAAAGATATCAATTTTGATGATTCTAGCTGTAAACCTATTAACCTTATGTTTCAAACCAATATTGATCCAAGTAGTAATTTATTAGCATATTTACGACCAGAAACAGCTCAAGGTATATTTGTAAATTTCCCTAAATTATTAGCAAGTAATGGTGATAAAATGCCAGTAATTGCAGCGCAAATTGGTAAAAGTTTTAGGAACGAGATAACACCAAAAAATGGTTTAATTCGATTAAGAGAATTTAACATGGCAGAAATAGAACACTTTGTTGATCCTGATGATAAATCTCATGAAAAATATGATTTAATAAAAAATAATAGTGTGACTTTATTCCCCAAAGAAAATCAAGTGACAAATTGTAGAACTGTACATACATCATTGGAAGAGGCAATTAATAACAACATAATTGAAAATCAGACAATGGCGTATTATATCTCCAGGATAAATACATTTTTGATAAATATTGGTATTCAACCAAATTATCTACGTTTTAGACAACACTTGGATACTGAAATGGCACACTATGCTTCAGATTGTTGGGATGCAGAAATATTTACTTCCTATGGATGGGTTGAGTGTGTTGGTATAGCTGATAGAGCATGTTACGATTTAAAACAACATTCTAACGTGACCAACACCAAATTACTCGCAAAAGAAACATTTGATCCACCAATTAAAAAAACATATGGTAAACCAATATTCGATAGAAAATTAATCAATATGAGTTTTGAGAAGTCTATCAACAAAACAATATGTAACTCTATAACCGAGTCTTTACAACAAGAAGATTTTGCAAATAATGCAATTTCAGATTTACAAACACAACAATATTTTATTTACAAATTTAATAACCAAGAACTAAAAATAACATCAGATATGATATCAATAGAACTCAAAACTAAAAATGTTTTGTATAGACACTATATACCATCTGTAATAGAACCATCGTTCGGTATTAGTCGCATATTATATGCATTGTTCGAGCACAGCTTTAATGTTCCGGAAAAAGGAGATCGAGTTGTAATGAAATTTAAACCAAAAATTGCTCCAATAAAATGTGCAGTAATTCCTTTAATTGCAAAAAATAAAGAAATGCTCAAGTATGCACACACTATAATTAAAAAATTACGATCAGCTAATATTTTATGTAAATTGGATAAATCAGGAGCTGGTATAGGTAAACAATATTCAAGATATGATGAATTAGGAGTTCCATACACAATTACTATTGACCACGATACAATAAAAGATGACGAACTACACGAAACAGTCACAATTAGAGATAGAGATACTCGACATCAGCACCGCGTTAAAATAGATGAAATAGATAGTGAAATAAATTCTTTGATATATTGATACAATTAGTAAAGTAAAATATTTTATTATATTATATGACAATTGATAAAAATAATATAAAACTGACTAACATTACAAATACAAATGAATTACCTATCAATGTTCAACCGAAAAACATATCACTTGAAAAGCAACAACATATAATTAATAATACAATTGCAAAAAACGATTATGATTCAATTTTTCATCTATTTTTTGATAATTCAAATGTTTTAATGTGTATATCAACTGAAAATGGTTTTTTATTAAAAACAAATAAAACATTCACAAAATATTTAGGATACACTACAGAAGAGTTAGTTGGAAAAAGTGCATTAGATTTTATCCATCCTGATGATATAGAAGCGACTATTAATGCTCAAAATTATATTTTTGAAAATAATGAAAAATGTAATTTTGAAAATAGATGGATTAAAAAAAACAAAGGATCAATTCGAATAAAATGGAATACAAACGAAAAAGATGGAATATATTTATCTACTGGTACTATAATAAATGATGTAGATGAATATCTATCAAGAATCACACATGAGTTAAGAACACCTTTAAATTGTATTGTCGGGTTTACAGATTTATTAAAATTAAGTGATAACATAAATAAAGAAGAACATCAATATCTTGAATACATGTGCAATTCCAGCGACCAATTAACAAATCTAATAAATGATATTTTAAGTCTCAGTAAAATTAATAAATATGGATATAAAGTAGAAAAAATTAATCTAAAAGATTATTTGCTTAAGCAAATAGAAACCTATACATGCTCGCTGAAAGACAAATATGTTGCATTAAATTTGAACATGTCCTATTTTGATAACTATATTTGTATCGAAAAAATTAAATTAAATCAAATTATTGATAATTTAATAAGTAATTCAATTAAATTTAATAAAAAATATGGAAATATATTTATTTCATCTGAGATTGATAACGCATCACGTTATATACATATAATTATTAGAGATACTGGGCGTGGTATAGATGATGCATTTAAAGATAAATTATTTGTTTCTTTTAAGAGACAATATGCAGATGTAAGCGGCACAGGTCTTGGACTTATCATAACAAAAAAAATATTGGATATATTTGACGGAGATATTAAAATAACATCTGATTCAGTTGGAACAACTGTTAAAATATCATTTCCATTTGCAGATAATTATGATATTAACAATACATGTGATAATGAAGTTAAAATATACAATAAAAAAATAATAAAACCTCGAATATTATATGTTGAAGACAATGAAATGAATATCATAGTTATAAAACAATATATCAAAAAAATATATGGAGATAACGTAATTTTTGAATTTGGAAAAACTTGCTCAGAGGGATATAAACTCATATTAACAAATCCTCCTGATGTATTAATACTTGATTATCATATGCCAGACTATAATGGAGATGAATTATACAAAAAAATTAAAAAATCTGATATATTCAACAAAATTAAATATGTTTTTTTTGTTAGTGCAGATCAAACTACTGCAAAAATTGATTATATAAAGAGTATTGGTGTTGATGAATATATAATAAAGCCAGTTCAATATAATACGTTCTGTAAAACAATCACAGCAATTATCTTGCCATAAAAATTGAAATTAAAAATAGTTATTGTTAATTTCAATATTAAACAATTAAATAAATCTAAAATATGCCTTATAATTTTACTAAAAAAGAACATGATATTCAAGATTTTTGGAAAAAAGAAAATATTTTTCAAAAATCATTAGAAAAAAATAAACATAATAAACCATTCGTATTTTATGATGGTCCACCATTCGCGACTGGAAGTCCGCACTATGGACACATTTTAGCTGGAGCAATCAAAGATACAATTTGTCGTAATGCACAGTTTAATGATTATTATGTAGAAAGAAGAGCTGGATTTGATTGTCATGGATTACCAGTTGATCACATTGTAGATAAAAAACTTGGACTTAAAAACTATCAACAAATTATCGATTATGGAATTAAAAAATACAACGATGAATGTCGAGGTGTAGTGCTTAGGTGTGTAGATGAATGGATTTCTACACTTGAACGTTTCGGTAGATGGATGGACTTTGAAAATGGATACAAGACAATGGATACAAACTATATGGAATCTGATTGGAGCGTATTTAATATACTGTGGAAAAAAGGATTAATTTACAAAGGTCTAAAAGTCATGTCATACTCAACTGCATTAGGAACACCACTATCTAATTTCGAAGCAAAATCTAACTACAGATCTGTCACAGAAGAATCAATTATTGTTAAATTCAAAGACACCGTTACGAGTTGGAATTATTTAGTATGGACCACTACACCGTGGACATTGCCAAGTAATATGGCATTGTGTGTCAATAAAGATATGGAATATAATGTTGTAAAATATTTGGACGAATATTATGTTGTCGCCAAATCATTATTAAAATCTGTGTTTGGATCTGGTAAAAAACAGAAATTACCAGATGGAATTACCATAACAATGACCATGAAAGGAAGTCAATTAGTCGGCAGCGAATATAAACCAATTATGAATTATTATGAATCTGATACAGATTATAAATATAAAATTATATCAGATGATTTTGTAACAGATGATTCTGGTACTGGTATTGTACATATTTCGCCAGCATTTGGTGAAGCTGATTTAAAAGTTTGTATTGAAAACAATATTGTATCAAAAGCCGGAAATGGAATTCGTTGCCCAGTTGATAAAAATGGTTGTTTTACTGATCTAATTTATGAGTTCACTGGCAAAAATGTAAAGGAATGTGATAAAAGTATCATTGTGTTATTAAAAGAAGCAAATAAATTATTTAAACGATTTAATAATCAACATGAGATTGCGTTTTGCTGGAGATCAGATACTCCGTTAATTTACAAAGCAGTTGATAGTTGGTTCATCGATGTTAATGCTATAAAACCACAATTGTTAGCTAATAACCTTAAGACGAACTGGATTCCTGAACATATTCGCGATAAAAGATTTCATAATTGGCTTGAAGATGCAAGGGATTGGGGATTCTCGCGAACGCGCGTATGGGGAACACCAATTCCTATTTATACGGACGGGGACGAATATTACTGTGTATCCAGTATTGCTGAATTGGAAAAATTAGCGGGACTTGAACCTGGATCTGTCACGGATTTACACAGAGATAATATTGATCATTTGGTTATTACATCACCAAAAACAGGTAATAAATTACATCGAATAGACGATGTATTTGACTGTTGGTTTGAGTCAGGTGCAATGCCATTTGCACATCAACATTTTCCGTTTGAGAAAAAATTTAATTTTCCAGCAGACTTTATTGCTGAAGGTGTTGATCAAACACGAGGTTGGTTTTACACCCTACAAGTATTATCAACCATTGTCAAAAATGAACCTGCCTTTAAAAATGTAATTGTTAATGGATTAGTTTTAGCAAATGATGGTAAAAAAATGAGCAAAAGACTTAAAAATTACCCAAATCCAATTGAAGTTATTGATCGCTATGGAGCAGACTCATTAAGACTATACTTATTATGCTCACCAGTCGTAAAAGCTGAGACACTAAGTTTTAGTGAAGATGGAGTCAGAGATATATCAAAAAGTGTTTTAATTCCATTTGAAAATTCATATTCATTTTACTATGAACAAAAAATGAAATATGAATCTAAATACAACGAACAATTATCAATCACTAAGTTTCAATCGAATAACGTTTATGATAAATGGATTATTCATAAAATGAATAATTTTAAAAATGAATTATTTAACGATCTTAACAGTTATCGATTATTTAACTGTAAAACATACATTACATCTTTTGTTGAAAAACTTAATAACCAATATATTAAACTCAACAAATTTCGCCTCAAAGGTGACATAAATCGACAAAGCTGTAAAAGTTTCATTAATACATTGGGATTGTGTATGTTCAATTTGACTATAATCTTGTCTAGTTTAACACCTTTCTTTTCAGAATATTTATATCAAAAGCTAAAAACCGATCTCAGTGAAAGTGTCATTAATACTAAAGTTTCATTAAACAATAGTATTCATTTGTTAAGTTATAAAAATCTTCAGCTTGAAGAATTTGACGAAGAAACAACAAACCAATTTAATCAAATTGATAAATTACACGATATTATCAATTTAGTAAGAATAATCAGAGCACGAGATAACATACCATTTAAAATGCCAGTAAGTGATATTATCGTTTGCTCGAATAATGTCAACCTAAAAGAACAAATTAGTTTTGTTCTTGATCACTTGAAAACAGAATCCAATATCCTTAATGTACAATTTGATGATATTAATAACTATAGTCAACAAATCATTACATGTAACAAAAGTACAATTGGTAGACAATTCAAAAAAATGGCAAAACCCATTTATGCACAAGTTGCCAAACTAACAAATGAATATGTCCTTGAAAACATAGATAATTTAGAAATCAATGATATAACATTAAATAAATCACATTTTAACGTTCAAAGAAATATTATGGATAAAGAAAATTATTCTTATGAATCAACGAATGATTTAATTATATACCTCAATCAAACAAAAAATCGTGAAATAATTTTACAATATTACTCAAAACTACTTTCAACTACAATTCAAAAATTTAGAAAAGAACTTGAACTTAAACCATGGGATAAAATTATTGTCAATTATGTCACACAATCAAATGATTTCCAAGAAGCATTTTTAGCACACAGACAGACCATTAATGATAATATCAATAATCCAGTTCACATGAACAGTGACAATAACAAAACAAATGTAATTGGTGAAAAAGATGTCACTCTTGAAAATAACAAATTAAAACTACAAATCATGAAATCAAATGATTAAATATATATATTTAATCATCAAACATTAATGCTCATAGCATCTACTTTTTTGTATCTTTATTATATTTACGCATCTTTAATTCTGATAAAGGGATATATTGTTTGACTTCCTTACCATCATCAGTTTTAACGACATTTTGACCAATCGGACTGATAATTTGATCACCTTCCGCAATAACATTAATAACAGAATCATCCATTAATATTGCATATAACGTTAATTTTGCATTTTCATTTTCCTTTAACACATTATTAAATTCTTCTTCAAAGTCAATTTCTTCTAATTTAACTAATTTTTTACCTTCACCAATTAAAGAAATTAATTTAGATTTTTCATTATCTTTCTTAATATGCTTTAATGGATTTGTACCAAAAATCATAAAATCTCCAGACTCTTCTAATTTTTCTAAATTATCTTCCATACTGATATTGTGCGACAACGTTTCTTCAATTACATACTTTCTTAATCGACAACTTGGCATGACATAATAATCAGCCAAGTGCTCTGGATCAATATCATCCATTGAATTAATAGGTCTATTTTCATAATGAAAAAAATACTTTTTTTTTACAACCGCACCTTTTCCTTGCGAAATAATTCTACTTAAATGAGGATCTAACCTCCAATCAGTCGCAATCAAACCAACATTTAACTCATGCTTTCTTAACTCCAATTCCAAATCTCGCGGACTCCGAGGGTTTTTTTGAATTGTATAATATGAATACAATACCATCATCATTAATTTCAAATTGCCTGTAGGATCTAATTTTTTTATATTAGTAATGAAATTCTTCATACTCGGTTTACAATCATCCCATAAAACATTCATTCTTATAATAATAAATAACCATTATTTTTTTAAATCATGGTTATAAATATTCATAATTCAATTAAACAAATCAAATAAATTTATTCTTCAAACTCCGTTATAGATGAAATATACACCCAGTTCAATTTCGCACACACCTTTCTCCAAATTTCATCTGATTGTCTTAATTTTTGAGGACTCTTCAATAAAGGAAATAATATCAATTTATCTTGTTTACCCATCAATTGAATTATTTTATGTAACACATACGAATAGTTAAAAAAATTTAATCGATGTTTTGGCCTGCACTCATCATATACATTATTGATTTTCCAAAATCTTCTAAAAACTTCCTCTCTTTCTTCCTCCGTTATTTCCGGCCTCTCTATACCAGTTATTTTTGAATGTAAATATGGACTATACTTAGAATACTTACATAAACCAATGTTTCGAAGAACTGTTTCAATATTTATATATGTGAGTTGTTTCTTAGAAACACCATTAACAAAATAGTTCTTTTTTACATGATACAAAATATAATAATAATCTTTTTCTGATATATCGTTACAAGTAAATGATGATAACCATTGATTCAAATGATCAATACGTTTGTGCATGTGCTTATTCATGATTAATTTCATATCGACTTTATCATTTGTTGCTTTGTCAACAGTGACTGTTTTATGTTCTGAAGGAGAATTATCTTGTTTGCTAGTTTCAGGTTGTTCCACTAATGTATCTGAAATTAATATTTCAGTATCAATTTGTGCATCGACTTGTTTGTAACAATTAAAAAAATCTGATACTGATTTGACTAAAGAGTTAAAAATATTCATGTCTATCTTATAATAAACTAACTGATTATCTTTATGTGCTTTAACTTTTAATGGAGTTACTGAACCATTAAAAATTAAAATTTTAGATTTATATTGAAGAAATATACTGCCAATTAAGATAATGGCATATTTTCTTCCAAATCATGTCTTGTTCTCTTAATTTTTGAGGACTCTTTAATAAAGGAAAGCAGGGTAAAAAATCATCTAATTCTAATAATTCACAACACTTGTGTAGTGTATAAGCATAGTTTAAAAAGTTTTTCCTCTCCTTTGGGCAAAATAAAACAAATGGATTCTGCATTTGCCTAAACATGTCTCTTAATTTTTCCTCTACCTCTCTTGTAACTTTGGGAGGTGGCGCGCCAGTTACTTTATTAATTATATGTGGCACATGCTCATAATATCTACTAAAACCAAGCTTTTTAAGTATTTCCTTCATTTTTAATGGACGAATTGTCTTATTTATCAAATTCTCCTTTTTAATTTCCACCAAAATTTTCTCATATATATAATCAGGTATGTCCGTTGATTCTTTTGCCTGAAACTGAGCTAACCATTCATTCAGATGATTTATACGTTTATATGCATATGCAGAGCTATCTGGCACTGGATCTTTATAATTTGGTTTATCACTATCTAATAATATTTCTTCACATTGTCCACAACTTGTACATACTAAATACCCTTCTTTAAGATGTAAGATAAGTTCTTTATTTGTACAATCAACATTTTTACAATATCGTGGTTTAAATTTAGTTTTTTTGGAAACTCTTTTTTGAATATTTTCGGTTGCCACCATGTAGTTTTTAAAGAGTTGACTTTTTTTATGTTCACTTTTATTTTTATGACTTTTTTTAAAAAAATCACTCAGTTCATTAATTTGAATAACTTTTTTCTTTTCTTCTTTTTTATCATCATAATAAGACTCTAAATAATCAATTGTATCATTATAATACATAACTTCTTCTATATTATTAGCAAGCGCAATTGTTTGTTTATCGATGCTTTTGATTTCCTCGAGAATTGATGCTTTTCTATCGATAACTTGATGACTAACTTCTAAATAATCTAAATTGTTCAATTTTTCAAATTCATTTTCTAAAGATTTTTTTTTTTTAGACAAAGACTTCGTTTTATCTGGATTTTTTTCAAATTGTCGCAGTTGCGCTTGGTGTTTACTATCAAGCGTGTTGCGTTGATTTTTACCAGTTGATTTTTTTGTCATTGATAATATAGTTTAATTAACTTAATAAATCTTAAAATAAATTATCAGTTTGTAAAACATTGATATAACGCTGTATATGTATATTTTCTAAATATACATTTTATATACCACTTAAACAACCGTTATTATGCAAATATTTATATAAGAAAAATAAGTCATTTTTCATGTAAATAAATGGTTATTTACATGTTTTATGTGATAAACCTACCATAATATTGCGATTTTTAATATTTCACTAATAAATTATGTTAAATCTATAAATTATGTTAAATCTATAAATTATGTTAAATCTATAAATGAATAATAATCATTAAATAATTTATAAATAATTTATATAAATAATGATATATAACGTTAATGCCAGGAGGATTATTACAATTAACTTTGCAGGGAGCAAGTGATGTTTACTTGACTGGAAATCCACAAATAACATTTTTTAAAGTAGTTTACAAAAGATATTCTTCATTCGCAATTGAACAAAAAAATTTAACCATATATGGACCACCTAAATTCGGATCTAAAACAACTTATTGTAGAATAAGAGACAGTGGTGCTGACCTATTAAACAAAGTGTATTTAAATATGACTGTTACAGGAACATCCGATAAAAATTACAAATGGGCATATGTCAAAAATCTAGGACACACTCTTTTAAAAGAATATAAAATATCAATTGGCGGTGTGGAAATTGACAAACAATTTGGTGAGTGGTTAGATATTTGGCTTGAAATGAATTCAAATAATAAAATTTCAAATACATATGACAAATTAATTGGTAATTTACCAGAAGCAATTAACTTGTCCACAGATAATAAAACAGTTGAATTATTTATTCCCCTTAAATTTTGGTTTTGCTTAGACTGTGGATTATCTTTACCGTTAACCTCTCTATATGATTCTGATATTGAATTTAAATTTAAATTTAGAAAAGCATCTGAATGTGTAATCAAAGAATCAGGTATATCAAATCTTCAGTTAAATATGAGCAATGTTAGTTTATTAGTCAACTATATTTTACTAGACATTGATGAAAGAAACACATTTATTAATGATAAACAAGAATATTTAATTCAACAAATTCAACACAACGGATATAAATTAATTGATCCAAGAAAATCAACCATTAAATTAAATTATAATAATCCTTGTAAAACTCTATATTGGATCTTAAAACGTCGCCGTTTTACGAAAGGCGATATATTTTTAAGTGCAAATTCCGAAGATGCAACCAAGCGAGTTGTTTTGGGATATTGTAAAAAAAATAATACACATTTTTTAAACGAGTCAGGAACAGAGCTAAATGTTGGTGATTCACTTGTACCTCTTGCTTCAGTTGGTGACGAAGTATCTGATATCATTACGAATTCAACTGTTAAAAAACAATTCACACCGGGGACATTTGGATCAATTAATGATATATCGATATCAGATGATTATGTGTTAACACCCAAGCAAATCTCAATGCCAATTGATGAATTTATTGATAATTTTGAGTTATCAACTGTAACTAGAAATAAAACAGGTGATGGATCAATAAATAAGGATATAGTATTGTATCAATGGAACAATTATAATTTACATGTAGATTATACAGACAGCATAATTAATAAATGTGATTTAATCGTTAATGGAAAACATGTTTATAATACAGACACAAGTGACTATCAATATTTAAATATTGCTCAAGGATACCAATATTATGACAATGTACCATCCAATAATTTATATTTATACACATTTTCACTCGACCCTAATAATTTTGAGCCATTAGGAGCACTTAATTTTTCTCAAATTAATAAAGCAACATTAAAAATAAATTTTAATAATCAATTTACTGAAGATTTCTATAGTAATGAAAAATTCTATTCGTTACTCTCTGTATTTATGGAAAGTTACAATGTTCTTAAAATTGAAAATGGACAAGCCGAGCTATTGTACAGTTTGACAAGCGAAAAATAATGCCACAGTTATTATGTCACAATTAAGTTTTTTTTTAATTTTAATTATAAATATATTATATAATATACTTATAATTATGACAGGCGGATTGCTACAATTATCATCGTACGGAATACAAGACCTATATCTATCTGGTAATCCACAGATGACCTTATTTAAAACTAACTACAAAAGATACACTAATTTTGCCGTTGAAATTATGAAATTACCCTTGACAGGTACTATTAATTTTAATAACACCTTAACATGTAAAATATCATCTCATGGAGATTTAGCTACTAAAATGTATCTGAAAATAATAGTTAATGGGACTAGTGGGACAAACGGAAAATGGGCATTTTGCAACAATTTAGGAAATATGTTAATCGATAATATTGCTTTTTTAATAAATGGTACAATAATCGATAAACAATATGGTGAATGGTTGAATATTTGGAATGAAGTATTTAGAAATCCAGAACATGAACGATCATACAATAAGATGACTGGAAATACTTCTGATTATACAACTTTATCTGAAGATGATAAAGAAGTAACATTATTCATTCCATTATTATTTTTTTTTAATAGACATAATGGTTTAGCCCTACCATTAATTGCTTTACAACACAGTACATTGAGATTAGATATAAAACTTAATAAATCTGATAATTGTTTTGTAAATGAATATAAATATCATAATGGCTCGGATTTTTCATCTACGTCAGTTACACTTACACTATCAAGTCCTGAATTATACATTAATTATGTATTTTTAGACAGAGATGAAAGAAGACGTTTTGCAAAATATCGACATGAATATTTAATTGAACAAGTTCAACAGTCAGGACCAGTAACAATTCCAGAAAATACCACTTCTGGAACTTATGACTTATTATTTAATCATCCTTGTAAAATTATTTTTTGGAATATCAAAAGAGTTAATTTACAACAGGGAATAAAATATTTGAGTCAGGATGATTTAGAAATTGCAACAAAAAGAATTGTTTTAGCATATGTAGATTTTACATCTGTTATCCCAGCAGGTTCTTATTTTACAGCTGTTGATAATGTTAGCTCTGAATTAAAAATCATTATAGAAAATGCATATGCAGTTTCCAAAATATCAAGTGAAGCAAAAGCCACACTGGATTTGGTAAGTTGTGATAAATTACTTACATCAGAACAATTTAGTGATGAAAATTGGATTACCACATTAGGAGCAACTGCCGTTAGAAATACTGGGATAATAAATCCAGGAAACGTCGCATTTGATGTCGTCATGTATCAACTTGATAATTATGCATTGTATAATGATTTCACAGGTGATCCAATGAAAACGGCGACTATTAAATTAAACGGACAGAATCGATTTTCAGTTCAAAATTCAAAATACTTTACATATGTACAAGATTATGAAATAGGTAAAAGTACCCCAAAACAAGGATTATATATGTATAGTTTTGCATTGTTTCCCTATGAACATCAACCATCTGGAACATGTAATTTTACTAAACTAGACACAGGAACATTAAATTATACACTGGTAGATAATATTCCAGAATCAATTATAACTGCTTACACTATGAACTATAATGTTTTAAAAATTATGGGAGGCATGGGTTCATTATCGTATGCAAATTAATTTTTATGTTGCAGTCACATTCAATTTATATAATTATATAAGGCTTGTATCAAATATAATTATGTTAATATTAAATATAATTATATAAGGTTTGTATCAAATATAATTATAATTATATTTATATAATTATACAATGACTGGTGGATTAATGCAGCTAGTCGCATACGGAGCTCAGGATGTTTATTTAACTGGAAATCCACAAATTACATTTTTTAAAATTGTTTATCGACGTCACTCCAACTTTTCAATTGAAACAATTGAAAATGTGTTTACAAGTAGTGTCATATTTGGTAGTGAATTAACCTCAACCCTAACTAAAAGTGGGGATTTAGTCAGTAAAATTAGTCTTGGATTAACACTAACAGCATCAAGTGGTACAGAAAGTTTAGTAACATCTGTTACCATGTCAGATGGTAACCCAATTAATAAAATTATTAATACGAGTAATATGATATATGAAAATGACGATACTAGTTATACATATCAGTCAATTAACAATGGACTCGGGTTCAATGGTAAATCAAATCAAATAAAAATAACTTTGGGAAGTGGATCATTGTCACCACTGCTCAAAATAGGTGATATTTTAGAATTTTCAAATGGTGTAGATGCGTCGTCATCGTGGTTTGAAATTTCAGATATTTTAAATTCACTTGAATTTCATGTTACAAGCGAGAGTACATCGGTTTTTGGTTCATATGACAGTGTAGATTTTTCGATGAAATTTTATAAAAACAATGAAGTCGGGTATATTAGAGATGTTGGATATGCAGTTATTGATCATGTTAAATTATTGATTGGTGGTACTACTATTGATAAACACTATGGATTATGGATGACGATATGGGACGAATTGACAATGGATAATAATTTGAGGGAAGGCATTGATAGATTAATAGGTAATTCAGGTACAAGTAGGGTTAATTCAGATGGAACATTAGAATTAATGATTCCATTAAATTTTTTCTGTTGTAAAAATTATGGTTTGGCGATTCCAATGATAGCGTTATATTATCATGACATCACGATAGAAGTAAATATCCAAGATGATAAAACTAAATTAAGATCAGATAATTCTGATTTTGATATGAATATTTCTGATGCGATATTATTGGTAGATTACATTTTTTTGAATACTGAAGAAAGAAAGAGATTTGCTCAGGCATCACATGAATATTTGATTGAACAGGTTCAGCAGATGAATTCCATTGTATTAGTACCAGATATTGTAAATAAGTATACATTGTATTTCAATCATCCTTGTAAAGAATTAATTTGGATAACGAAAACTAGTACCAATCAACATTGTGACTTTACAGATTTAGTGGATTCATCAATTTTGTATTTAAATGGTCAGCAAAGATTTGAAGAACAAAAAGGAAAATATTTTAATTCATTGCATCCATTTCAATTTCACACAAAAACTCCCACAAAAGGAATTTATGTTTATTCTTTTGCTATCAACCCAGAACATCACCAGCCTTCAGGAACATGTAATTTTTCCAGAATAGATTCAATTGAATTAGATATAACTTGTAAATCATCAATTGCCCCAACCAACACTGTTCACGTATTCACAACCAACTATAATGTTTTAAGAATTTTAAGTGGAATGGGAGGGGTTGCGTTTACAAATTAAACTAGTACTCTCTTACAAATAATTGTTTCATTTGTAACCTTTCTCAATTATTATAATTATTAATTTTTAATCATGTATAAAATATATAGTTTTTGATTATTTTTCTTGGCGGGTTGGTATAAAATGTATAAAAACAATATAGTATTTCAAAAAATATTTAGTATTTCAAAAAATATTTAGTATTTCCAAAGATCATTTTTAATTAAATTAAAATTAAAAACTTTAGTTTTAATTTAATTTTTTTCTATTGCTTATATATATATAAATGGGAGGAGGTCTCATGCAATTAGTCGCCTATGGCGCACAAGATGTTTACCTTACAGGTAATCCACAAATTACATTTTTCAAGGTAGTCTACAGAAGACATACCAATTTCGCAATTGAATGTATCGAATGTACATTCCAAGGTACACCATCAATGAACCAAAAATCAGTTTGCCCAATCACAAGAAACGGTGATTTAGTAACAAAGATGTACTTGAAAACTACAACTACTGATACTGATACAAACGGTGCAGACACAAACATCGCAAACTATGGTTATAATTTAATCGACTATGTTGAATTACAAATCGGAGGTTCAAGAATCGATAGACACTATGGTCACTGGTTATCAACATGGACTAACTTAACAAGACCACAAGGTTTAGACTCTACTTTTAACGCTATGATGGGTGGATCTGAAGCTACTCTTGAAAATGGTACACAATTGTACATTCCATTACAATTTTTCTGCAACAGAAACGATGGTTTAGCATTACCATTGATTGCTTTACAATACCACGATGTAAGAGTTGAATTTAACTTTAACTCTTCTGCAAATGCAACTGCTTCAGGTGATATCGGAATCGAAAACACTGTATTAATGGTTGACTACATCTACTTAGACTCAGAAGAAAGAAAAAGATTCGCACAAGCATCACATGAATACTTAATTGAACAAGTTCAATACCAACAAGAATCTACTACTGTAAGTGCTTCAGGTTCAACAAACAGATTTAGATTAAACTTCAATCACCCATGTAAAGAATTAATCTGGGTAACAAGACAAAGTTCAGACGCTCCAGATGTAAACACTGCAGTAACTGCAAGTGATACTGCAATTTTAAGATTGAATGGTCATGATAGATTTTCAGAACAAAAAGCTTCATACTTTAACCTTGTTCAACCATACCAACATCACACTAGAGGTAACTTAACTGGTGTACATGTTTACTCTTTCGCATTAAACCCAGAAGAACATCAACCATCAGGAACATGTAACTTCTCAAGAATCGATAACGCTGAATTAAGTGTTAAGATTACTGACGATGACACCAACGATAACATCGACCAAACTAATGTATACGCTACTAACTATAACGTTCTTAGAATCATGAGCGGAATGGGTGGACTCGCTTACAGTAATTAAGATTTTTATACTTAAGACTACTTAAGAATCATAAACAATTGAATTTTACATAACTTAAAGATATACTATTTATAATTAATATAAATAATAAATGCTTTTGAAATACGATAAAACAAACAATGTAAGTGAATTGATATTTGAAAATAATGAGAATAAAATAATACTTGATGGTAGTCAGGCTGCTACAATGACAAATTTTTACATTAACCATACCATGAAATTAACTTTTGATAAAAAACATGAATATCCATATTATATTAAAAATAAAAAATATATTGTTTCATTGTTATTTATATTATTCGGCTTCAAGTTTGAAAATCAAATTATCAAATTCAAAAATAAAAATAAATATGATTTACGAAATGATAATGTCACCATTGTACACAATTACTTTGGTAAGATACATAAACAATTTGATATTATTAAATATATTCCAGGTCACTGGAAAGTCAAAAGTGGAGATGCATATATAATGAAAAATCCTGTATGGGTCACAAAAGATAATAAATATATAATGCATTGTTTGAAAAATCATAAAGATAGACATACCATTATGTGTAAAAAATCATATGAAAAACTAAAAGCATATGAATCTGAAAACAAAGCTAACTTGACATTTTATATTAATATTGGGGGTTATGTTATGGGTACAAATAAAATATATTTACATAAAATAATTTTAGATACTAACGGCAAAACAGATAAACAGATAAAATTTAATCATATTGATGGTGACAGAGTAAATAATCAATTTAATAACTTGACACTTGAAAAAGAAAAAATTATAAAGAAAATTAAAAAAAAAAATTATAATTATAGTGAGCAAAATCCTGAACCAGAAAAAGATAAAGAAATATATTATGAAGGTGATTTATATGATTATATTTCCGATTCCAGACCATATTTAGAAATTAAAAAATATATTCGTGGAAAAAATATTACAACTGGTAGATGCGCAGGATATAAAAATATAAATAGTAAATTTATTGTCAAAGACACAAAAACAAATGATAAATATATATTAATGCATATCAATGGAACGATTTTTACAAAAATTAATGTTGATAAGTTAGATTTAGTTACAATTGATAATCCGACATGGTATAAATATTCTGGTGAATATGTGGCTACTAAATATAGTGATGGTAAATTTATGTACTTGCATCAATTGATAACAAATTATTATGGTAACAAAGGAAATAACATGTCAGTTGATCATATTAATAGAGACAAGTTAGATAATAGAACTGAAAATTTACGTATCGCAACACAGTCTGTCCAAAACTCAAATCAAGACAAACGTTCAAGAAAGCATAATGCACAAGTATTGCCTATCGGGATTACTCAGGAGATGATGCCTAAATATTGTTATTATTGCTCAGAAAATATGAAATCAGAAAAGATGGGTGATTACACAAGAGAATTTTTTAGAGTAGAAAAACATCCTAAACTTACCATAAAGGCATGGTCCACCACCAAATCTACTAAAGTTTCAATTCTCGATAAATTAAAAGAAGCCAAACAAAAATTAGATGAATTAGATGGAATCGTCAAAGAAAAATATAAACTTCCAAAAGGTATTGTCAAAAAAGACAAGCCAAATGATAAAATACAACTTGTCTACGACGCAAATATCGACGGAGAAAGAAGAAACATGCGGGCTACATACAGCAACTATGAAGAAAGTAAGCTTGGTGAATATGTCAAGAATTTTCAAGAAAAAATTAAGAAAAAATATTCCAGCTAGAATTAAAAAAATAAAAACATATAAAATTAATGTTCAAGTAGCTGACTACAAATACTTGAGTATCAATATATGATAAACACATGTGTGATTTACATACATTTATTATATTTAAAATTATTTTATTATTGACACACACTTGTTTTGATTCAATATATTTATGTCAAAGTATTTAGATTTTAACTACTCGAACACGTTTTTATTTTGAATTTATTATCTTTTCCTAAAATAATAAAATGCATGTACAAATAATGATTTCATTTGCAATTGCAATGTTATACTCCTTCTTTTTTAGTAAATTATCAAGTATAATTGTCAAAGATGAAACAGTCAAAGATAAATATAAAGTTATGAAATACGTTCAAAAATCAACTGGAAAGAAATATACTTATATTCCTTATGCTGGATCATTAAGTGCAAGTGGTCAAATGTATGATGAAAAAGATTTTGAAATTACACAAGAGTACAAAGACAACGAAGCAAAAATAGAATCCCAAAATACAAAACGTTTTTACATATTGTTGATAACTGGTGTCGTTGGTATTATAGTTTCAGCGATGATATCTAATAGCACTGTGTCAATGGGTTTGTCTATTGGTAGTGTTATGTTAACTCTTTATGCAACATACTTGCACTGGTCAAACATCAATGAATACATGAAATTAGGATTAATAGCAGTCTCAATCGGCGCATTGATATACACTTCATATAAATTTGTTCCTTCATTTAGTTTTCAGAATTTAGGTAAATCCTTGGCTAAAGCTACAAGTGTAGTTGCTGATGCTAAACCAACTGCATAATTAGTATACAAATAATTACTCAATGATATAAATCAATTTTATAAATCAACTTTTTCGAAAAAGTTGATTTATAAAATACTAGAGTTGAATAAATTATGTATGTTACAAATGTTCACACAAGTAATAATTTCTCTCGCAATTGCAATATTACACTCGTTATTTTTCAGCAAATTATCACATTTAATTGTTAAAGATGAGACTGTTAAAGAAATATATAAAGTTAAAAAATATGTTCAAAAATCAACTGGACAGAAATATAGTTATGTTCCACAGGTAAAACCAGACGGTACATTATATGATGCAAACGATTTTGAAATAACGAGAGATTATGAGGAGAATATTAAAAAAATTAAAGCGCAAAATACAAAACATTTTTGTGTATTGTTAGTGACTAGTATAATTGGTATAATTGGATCGACCATGATATCTAATATCACTGTGTCGATGGGAATATCTGGTGGTAGCATATTACTGATTCTTTACAAAACATACTTGTATTGGTTTGTCATGGATGAATATATAAAATTAGGATTAATTGCTGCTTCGATTGGTATACTAACATATACTTCATATAATTTTGTTCCTTCTTTTATTTAATGTATAATTTTTACAATATTAGTAATTATGTATGGAATGGGTGGGCAAAGTAGTGAACTGAATGTCTGAACCTGGTAAAAATAATTGAATATTGATAATTATAAATATATTATCAATAAATATAATGATAATTGCACATATATCAGGGCCAAGTGGAAGTGGTAAAACGTATTTAGGGAAGAAAATATCAAAAAAATTTAAAAACATTGTTTACATTGATTTTGATGATATTAATGATAATTTTAAGGAAAAATATAAAAATATTACTGCAAATATAGAAAAATTAGCTAATAATTATCTAAAACAATATCTGAAACCATACAAAAACAATAATATTATTTTAGTTGGTTATCATGGAATAATTCATAAAAGAAATGATTCATGGAATGAAATGCCATTTTTTTATAAATTTAAAACACAATATAGATTTTATATTGATCTTGATACAGACATAATTTTGAAACAGCGATTTTACAGACATTTAAAATTTATGTTAAAAAATAAAAAAATGTACTACGAGAAAACTCTTAAAAACCCACTGTGCATTGATTTTGACAAATGGAGAAAAAAAATAAGATTTAATGATCCTCATTACAGAGATCTTGGGTATAATTTTCTGTCGCCAGCAAAAATATATAAAACAGTCACTAAAATAATAAAATCACTGTAATAAATAATTTATATAAAAATAAAATCATTATGTATTATATAATATAGAATGATTTATTCAACAAGTGATCCTAGATACTATGAATTATTATCATCACCAATTCCTGAAAGATTGTCGCGATTGCCTCAATTCATAAAATACTTTAATTTAGATACAGAAAATGCTGTTTATGATTAGTAATTAATTCGTATCTAAACATTCACCTTGATTTATTTTTTGAGTTTGCTTATCAACAAATTCAAATGCTGAATTTAAATTTTGAACAAATTTATAAGGAACTGTTTGTTCACACTTACCAATAAAGAATTTGATTATTCCCATGATTTGCTTGCTGCAAATTACCGCAACAGACCTCACTTGTTCCTTTTTTGCAGAAACTTCATTTAAAAATTTAAATTCTTTTCCGGCAATGCCAATTGACCATATACATAATTCTTTTAAATTAAATATTAAATTAAATTCATTATCGGTCTCATAAATGTTAAGTATCGCTGTGTGATATTCTTTCATATCTTTTTTTTCAGGTAATTTTTTAAGCAATTTTATATTATATATACTGGATGATTGATTTTGACACTTTGTAATTTTAATTGATTTATTTTGCAGCAACGCCATAAATATAATAACTAAATTATTATTTGTTTATAGTGTACTAAAACATACAATACAGCATATTCATTTTGTCATAAATAAAATTGAATATGCATTGTATTGCAAGCATATATTCAAATAAATATAACAAATATGAAATCAGTACAAAAATTAACAAAGCGTATTAAATCATATCTAATTGAATCATTACGTGTAAATTTATCAAAAAAGAAATTTGTAGAGTTGAATAGCATATTCGATTATTTTGACAATTTATCATATGATGTTAGTAGTTGTTATGAAGATGGTTATGAACCAATTTCGATATCAAGCCTATCGGTAATTTTTAAAAATAATTATATCTTTTCGTTTGATGGTGATGCACACAATTTGTTAAATGTAATTATTACCAAAGACTCATGTCCAACAAATTTGGTACAAAATAAAAATGTTGTTGGTGATTATGCAAGTGAAAATGTATATTTCAGAACGTCATTTGGATTAAAAGACTTGGAATTAAAAGACTTGATGTTACTTCCATGTGTATTTACAAATGAGTTATTCAGTTTGGATGATACTATTCCAGAAGTGTATAATAAAATGTTTAAATTTTCGGATTTGGATATGGACAGCATAACAAAAAATAACCGTAATATATCTTTAGAAATTGGAAATAATTTATATGAAGAAATACAAAATGACATTTTCGAAAAGAAATGTTCTAAATTATCTAAACAAAAACAAAATGAATTTAATGATTTGTTTGATCATAAGCAATTTAGTTATTTTTCTGTTAATGCCGATGGAAATGTAATTAATGAGCATATGTACATAACAACAGATGATGATTTTAATTTCATGACAGATCATTTGAAAAGAGATATTAAAAAACTTAAACCAACTGATGGTGATTTTGTAAGTCCCATAAATACACAATTAAAAGAGTTGTATCCTGATATAATTAGTTTGACAGCAAGAGATATAATCAATGTCATGATTAATCCAATAACACAAACAGGGACTAAAATAAGTTGTTTGTAGTTTATTTTTTACAAAGTATTTTTGTTTATTATTTGTTTATAGTTCATTAAAAACAAATTAGATGATTAATTGTTAGTATAATATTTTTCTATAAATAATAAGTTTATATTTGATCGGAAAAATGGGTTTAAATACATAAATATTTATATATTTAAATTCATAATGACAGCAAGTGAGCAAAAAGAAATATCAGAAAATAGTTCAGAAACCAAGAAAGAAGAGAAAAAGATCGATTATTTGAAAGAAGAGAAAAAGATCGATTATTTGAAAGAAGATCCAGAATTGTACGGGCAAAAGTGGGTATGTTTATCTTTTTTGACACCAGAAACTATTAAAATGAAATCAGATGTTAGATCTGTTAAAGTAAGAGGAATTTATGGTAGTGAAGAAGAGGCAAGAAATAGATGTGAGCAAATAAGAGATTTTGATGATGATTTTAATGTTTATGTTGCACCAGTAGGACATTGGTTACCATGGTGTGATGATCCTGAAAAGGCAAATGACTTTAACTATGCAAATGATAAATTGAATGATATGATGAAGCAATATTACGAATCTCAGGAAAAGGGTAAATCAGAGTTTGAAAAGAGAAAATCTGATTTGGTTAAAAAGAGTTTAGATGAAAATAAACAAACTAGAAAAGAAAATAAAAAGAAGGAGAAAAAGAAAAATAGAAAGAAAAAGAAAAACAAAATCACGGATGAAATTATACAAGAGGTTGAAAAAGATTATGAAAAGGAAATTAAAAAGCAAGATTTAGAAAAGACGAAGACAGAGGAACAATTAAAGAAAATAACTGAAGAAGACAACAAGAGAAAAGAAACAGTTAGTAAAATTGATGATGAATTAAAGCGTGCAGAAGAGTTGTATGAAAAAATGCTTGCGGAAGAAGGCAAATAAATTTCTCACCATATAATAAATTAGATAAATGGGAAGTTTTTTTGATTTGAATTTTCAGGGTGTTAAAAAAGTATTTAATATTAGATTTTTTATTATAATTGTTATTATTTGTGCAGTAATGTTTATTATGGTTGGTATAACGAAACAGTCAGTGACGTGTCCAGCACAGGAAATTAAATATATTTATGTTCCTCATTCTTTTGAAGAACAACAAACTGATGTAGAGCCGGTGAGTGAAACATTTTCAAAGTTATTCACAGAGCCATCTCCATGGATAAGTCGAGTCATCGCTGGCGAGACAACTTATATATAAGTATTTTACTAACTTAATTATAATTAATTAAGTTAGTTCAATTTAACAAATGATAATTATAAAAAATTGAATATATAACTATTTGATTAAAGTATGAATGGTTGATTATATAATTATACCAAATGGAAAATAATTTTTTATCAAAACTAACACCTATACTGTACAATTTAATACATGATGTTTTCATATTGATGATCACGTGTATATATATTCTATATATATACAATAGATTTATGAAAAATGCAATACAAATATGTAAAAGAACAATTATGCTAGGAAATGATTTATCTTTTGCTGAAGGCATAGAAATCATGATAGGTATAATTGGATTTAGATTATTTGTGAACGTTTATTTCAATAACACAGATTATTATTTAACAATTATTTAAAAACCTTCAACTTTTTGCACATGGATTCTTGTTTTATTTCTCATATTTCCCAAACTATTTAAATCGATTGTGGGTATTCTGTCTCCATGATTTTTATCATAATGACGTCTATTAAATCGAAGGTAAGTTTTAGAACCAACCACGAATGTATCTCGTGGTTTGGCTTTATACCAAAAGACTTTTTTTTTAATGTCACTTGATCTTAGTCTATTGTTAATAACCATGCAACCATAATCGTCTGTAATTTGCATAAATACTTGTTCAAATAAATCTTTTGTCCTAAACATACCAGCATAATGTTCATATAATTTTTTTCTATTAGAAACAAAATCTTCTCCCAATAAAAAAATATAATCAAAATTAGATCTTAATTCTGGCTGAATACCCAAAGAATACTGCATAGCCAAAATAAATGTTAGTTGGTAATGTCTGCCTTCATTAAATATAGTTAGTACATTTGGATCTTTTAACCATTCTCCTTTTTTACTCATACAATCATCCATAATTAAAAATGTTCTTGGATCAACCGGTTTCTTTCCTTTACTTTTTCTGATTTTATTTTTCTTTAACACCATTTTTTGCCTAGCTAACACTCTCGCTATAATGTCACCACTATAATCATGGTGAACAAATCCTGGTGGTATAAAACCATCATAAAAACCAGTCATTACATCTGTCGGAGCAATTACAACCCCTGAATCTATCTCTCTTATATGATATAATATATCTCTAATAACCCAACTCTTACCTGAACCGGACTTTGCAATCACTGCAATTCTAGGATTAGTGTATTCACCCTCTTTATCAAAAAAGTTTTTTTTAAAATCAAATTCATCAAATTGTATGCATTCACCATCCAAATGTATGTCTTTTAAGTCATTCATATATGTATACATTACATTTTATTTTCTTTCTGGGTTAAAAACACATTTTAATCCATTAAGAAACATTTTATTTTTACATGGTCGGACGCTCAATTATTTGTCATATGAAACACTCTCATATTATCATCATAATCAGTATCATGATATTCATTATTTGTGATACAATCGTCTTCGGTATCATCTTCCGTATTTATTTTATAACTTTCTAAAAGTGATTTAGTATTAATGTTATCATCAATGCCAACTTTAAAATCTTTTCTTTTTTTTGATCTGTGCCAATATATATTGTTACTAAAACTCCATTTTTTATTTGATTTTTTTTTAATTACCATACAGTCATAATTGTGTGTAATTTGTGTAAATATTTGATTGAATACATTATAACTTGGAATACCTTTACCAAAATTTTTATATATTTTTTTTTTTGTAAAGAGTGAGTGTTCCTTAAACAAAAATATATAATCAAATTGATTTTTATATTGAAGCGGAATTGTATTATGATTGTGTGTCGAATAAATAAATGTAAACTGATAATGTTTGCCGCATAAGTATATATTTATTATATTTCCGTCATTTAGTATATCGTAAAGCGAATTAATACAATCATCGAATACTACATATTTTCTATTATCTCCTATATTGATATCTAACTCTAAATCTTGTTTTAATAAGAATTTTGTCAAAATATCTTTATTATAACCAACGTGTATATTAGATGATGGTATACTTTCACTATAAAATTTAAAATGATTTTCATCTGGTGTAATAACTATACCGCTCTCTATTTTTTGAATTATATACATTATATCTCTTATCAACCACGACTTACCTGTTTGATTTTTACCAACGATGGCTATCTTGGGATGTATTTTCTCTCCTTTCGAATCAAACAATAAATTGTTCATATCAAATTTTTGTATTTGTAAGGTATTATTATTAAAATTTATGTTCATCTATGAATAATTAATATATTTATATAAAGAAATTAATTATTCTACTAATAACGCGAATAAATATGTCAAACCAAATGTCATAGTCGATACGGCAACTGGCAACACTGTCATCAATATGGAATTACATTTTTTAGATTCTTTCAATTGATCGTTTAAAATATCAATTTCATCTTCAAAATATTCATTCTCTTCAACTAATGTAGTTATTTGTTGATTTCTTTCTTTCATGTGTATTTCGGAAATATCAAGTTCTATTTTTTTAGTTTCCAATTGTGTTTTTAAGTCAATACATATAGATGGTTCTGATGCACATTGACTAGATTTACATTTTAAAAATTTGTGTAATTGTTCATTTGATTTCAAATTTAATTTAAAATCATTCCTTGGTTGTGCTTTGTACCAAAATACTTTCTTTGTTAAATCACTTGTTCGAGCTCTATTATTAATTACCATGCAACCATAATTCTCTGTCATTTTCATAAACACTTGCTCAAATAAATCTTTTGTTTTGAACATATGTCCATAGTGTTCATATAACTTTTTTCTATCTGAAACACCATTTTCTCCTAACAAAAACACATAATCAAAATTCGATCTGAGTTCAGGCGATATACCTAATGAATACTGCATTGTTAATAAATATGTTAATCCATAATGTCTATTTTCATTAAAAACAGTTAATACATTTGGATCTCTCATCCACTTATTTCTTGAACTCATGCAATCATCCATGACAAGAAACGATTCGCCATTTTGTATAGATTGCTTTCTTTTATCTAATACATGTTGAATTATATTACCATCATATGTATGATGTATATGATCTTTAGGTACAAATTCGCTATAAAATTCATTAAATATATCACTTGGACAAATCACTTCGCCTTGTTTTAGATGTTGCATATGATAAAGTATGTCTCTGACTACCCATGACTTACCACTTCCCGCTCTGGCTATTACAACTATTTTTGGATGTCTATATGTGCCATTTTTTTCTTTGATCATATTATCAAAATTAAATTCGTTAAATTGTAAAGCATTTTTTGAGCTATGTGACATTACTGCTACTTTGTCTTGTTTAGATTTATTTTCTAAATATTCATGTAATTTTTTATTTATTTTTAAATTTAATTTAAAATCATTTCTTGGTTGTGCTTTGTACCAAAATACTTTCTTTGTTAAATCATTTGATATAATTCTATTATTGATTACCATGCAACCAAAATTGCCTGTCAATTGTGTAAATACTTGTTCAAATGTTTGTTGTTTTTTAAACATATTAGCATAGTTTTGATATATCTTTTTTCTATGATTGGCTAATTCATTACCTAATAAAAATATATAATCAAAATTACGTCTGATATTGGGTGGCACGGCCAATGGATATTGCATTGATACTATTAATGTTGTGCTTACGCTTCTACTTGTATTAAACATATTTATTAAATTTTGATCTTTTGTCCACTTTATTCCTGCCATGCAATCATCCATAACAAGCAATGAATCAACTTCTTTTACAGATTCGTTGTTTCGTCGTCTTGCTCTATTATTACTTGTTGACTTTACTTGTTTATCCCATAAATTTTTAATTATCCCACTGTCGTATTTATAGTGTAGATTATCTTTAGGTATAAATTTACCATAGAAAGGTGTCATTGCCTCTGTTGGAGAAATTACCTCGCCCCGCTTCAAATGTTGCATCGCGTGCAACATATCTCTTATTATCCAAGAACCACCTGAACCACGTCGTGATACAATAGCTATTTTTGGACGTCTGTAACTACCATCAGTATTTCTAATCATGGAATTCATGTCAAATTCATCAAATTGTAAAGTATGTATCTTTTTTTCGGTAAATGATTCCTCAGGTGAATCTAATTCACTGGTTGAACCTAGTTCACCGATTGAACCTAGTTCGCTTGATGAATCTGATTCACTTGATGAATCAAAATTCTCAACTAATTCTGGTAAACTAGAATCACTAGACGAGTGTGAATCAATTGAATCTGATCTTGATTTTCCACTATCGCTCAATTCGCCTTTATCCATCATTGATTGTAAATATGATTTACCAGTGTGTCTCATGGCAATCTTAATTATCTGATCATTATTTTGTAAATCATCTAAACTGAATTTTGTATACTCTATATCTAATTTCTTTTCCTCAAACGCATCTTCGTCACTATATACCTGTTCATTTTGTTTTACCTCAGAATCGTTGTTAGGTTGATCGCTAACTTTTGCCTTGGCCATGGCCTTCGCCTTTGTATTACCCATTATGTTATTTTATATCATATACTATATAATTATTATATGATATAAACGCACTATTACATGCAATTGTAATTAAAAATACCCTACTATAGATAAATATGTTAAAGTGGTACATGCAACAGGAACGATTGACAAAGCTTGTAACAACAATATATTACATTTTCGATGATGTTGAAAACCTTTCCACAGTTGTAAATTATTAGATTCAATTTCACAAAATTCTTCACGGATATTGTTGAGAGATTCAGAATTCGATTTTAAGTTATATTCTAATTCGTCAATATATTTATTTTTTTCTTCAAGTTGTGATTTTGCCTCATCAATATCATTTTTCAAATCATCAACATTATTTTTCAAATCATCAACATTATTTTTCAAATCATCAGCAAGAGTTAAATTTTTCAAACTGTCACAACTATCAGAAAGACAACTATTTTCCAATACTATTTTATCAACTGCTTTGTACCAATTGACACATATAGTAATGTCTTTTGATTTTTCTAAATTATTAATAACCATGCAACCATAGTCTCTTGTCATTTTATCGAATATTTGATCAAATAATTCAAAAGATCCAAAAAAAATTGCATAATTTTCATACAAGTTTCTTTTATATTCTATATTTCCAGCACCAAACAAAAAAATATAATCAAAATGTTGTCTGTGTTCTTTTTTTACGGTCAATGGATGTGCGGTTGTTAGTATATATGTTAAATTATATTCACTTCCTTCCAATAATATTGTTTCAACATTTGGATCATTTGACCATAATTTATTTTTAGAATCACAATTATCCATAATAAAATAACCATTTTTATTGTTGTTGTTGCTACAAATTAAATTAAACTGATTTTTAATTACATTTGCTGGAACATCACTATCATATTTATAATGTATACTTGATTGTGGAAATTTATCGTATAACCCCACATGTTTATCAGCTGGCGCTATTATACTTCCATTATTTAAATTTGCAAATTTATCTTTTACATTGTTCATTATGTCTGTTACCAATGTTGTTTTACCAACACTTGATTTACCAATCACCAAAACAGAGCTACTGTCCATAAGTTTACTAACATCGAAATGTCCAAACTGAATAATCTTCTTTTCTGATTCCATTATCCTATAATTTATTATATAATACATTACATAATAAATTGTGCTATATTACGAATTATGCGGTTGTTACTTGTGATAATGCATATTTGATAATTCAATATATGAATTATCTCCAACCATAAACGAAACATTTACAATATTAACATCTGTTTTATACCAAAAAACATTATCTTCAATACTATATGAATTTTCTTTTGCACAGTTACTATGATTTGAAATAATCATACCATAACCATTTTTTGAAGTCAATACATTGAATATTTCGTAGAATTCTTTTTCGTCTTTAAATATTTTGTTGAGAACTTTAAAAAAACACTTATATATATTATTTCTATTTTCAAAATCATTTGTTGTAAACACAATATAGTTAAAATCAAATAGTGTAAATTCAGATATGTCATCCTCTGAATAATTTATTTCACTCATATTAAATATAACAGATGTATAATAATGTCTGTGTTCACATAACATTTTTTTGAACATATTATCATATGTATAGTTACCCATTGGTTTTTTTTTGAATACAGAGTCATCTAACAAAATACATGCATGTGGTATTTTTTCGGTATTTTCATTGTTAGTTTTTTTATTTTTTTGCTTAGTCATTAATATTTGCTGACGCTCAATCAATCTATCAATAACTTGTTGATCATAATACTCATGAACAAATGCTTTTGGAATATAATTCGTATATTCACTTGAATAATCTGAACTACATGTCATTGCCAAAGGTAAATTCACATTTTTAAAATTAAACATAAAGTTTCTTGTAAATAATAAATTATTCGTTTTGTTGCCCATTATCGCTATTGAAGGATTTTCATGACCATGATGTTTGATCATGTATTTATAGTCAAATTCATTTAATTTTATTGTAGTTCGAGTTACATCAGTATTATTATTCATTATTCATAAATATATATATGATTCTTTATATATTTAGGATATTTAGGATATTTAGGATATTTAGGATATTTAGGATATTCAGGATATTTAGGATATTTAGGATATTTAGGATATTTAGGATATTTAGGATATTTAGGATATTATTCAAAATCCATGTCGGTAAATAATTCTAAATCTTTTGGTAAAATAGATGATGATGATCCATCATTCATTAGTTCCATGTCATTTAGACTACTTGAGAATTCAGATTTAAAGTATACTGCTACTGCCCACACTAAACCTCCGATGATGAAGGGTAGTTTGAGCGATGTTTTAAGGAGAGGACATTTATAATTTTCGTCAGTGTCCATTTTTAATTTTAATCTTTTATTTTCTAAGGATACGTCTAGCTTGACAATAATAAAAGTTATCACTGCTGCGACCAATCCAAAAACGATTGGATGATTAAAATTGATATTAGATAAAAATGTCATATATATATACTAAAGATAAAATATATTCTTAACCTATACTATAATATTTTTCAAAATACTCGTTTTTTTTATTATCGGTATTTGCATCTTTTTTATCTGATTCTTTACTTTTACTCGTGGCTGCTGTTTTATTATCTATTGATTTGTAGTCAATCGATTTATTGATTGATTTAGAATTATCTGATCGACTATGTGCAGATTGTCTTTTACTGTTGCTAAATACTGCTTCATAGTTGCCATCATCAATTGTTTTTTCTCTACGATCATCGTTATTATGTAATTTAACAGGACTTCTGTGCTCAGGGCTTCTGTGCTCAGGCGTTCTACTACGTGATTTGACTGGGCTTCTATATTCAGATGTCTTGCTGTGTGATTTGGCAGGAGTGTCATGCACATCATTTCTGACATTTTCCAAATACTTATTCTTTACATCATTAATTAAATTTGATGTAGCTGAATCTTCTTTTATGTTACCAGCTTGTTGTACAACTGGTATGACCTGTTTGGCTAATTCGCCAATAGATCTAGTGGTGTTTTCATAACTTATTATTTTATCGACGCTTTGAGTTTGAAAATTGTTAACTGGAACATTATTTATGTCATTATTAATTAAACGTTCTACATTATTTATATCATGTTCTGATACTGCATTATCAAAATCAACATCTTCTGGTTTTTCATCTTTAAGATAATTCTCGAGAATATAGTCGTACGGTAGCATTTTTCTGACGGCTTCTTCAATGGCAGTTCTGATCAAAGCTTTTGCGTCACGTTGATTTCGTTTTATTTCAATTGAACTAATTTTATGATAAAATAGAAATGGTGAATTATATATTTCTTTAGCACTTTCAATGTAACATCTGTGTATGAAATGGTCGAATGGAATATTTAAATATTCTTCAATATTGGTTGAATTTGTTATTGTATTAGATGAGTTTGATAACAATATCATATTAGCTTTTATGACTGCTTTTAATAAATTATGTAGCCACTTACGCTTGCTCGTGATAAATATTCGATTTGCCTCAGCTTCAACTAATTCATCTTTCCATTTAGGGATGTTACGGATCATTTGTTGGAAAATTTTCAATAATTTATTTTCTTCTCCTTTTTTAACAATTTTTTTTGCATCGCTATATATTGACAAAAATCCTTCATAAATGAACGGGACAATAATTTTAGTTAAAGTATTAGTATATTCTGTCTTACAAATTCCATAATGATTCATATTTGTATATATATATAGTACATCTTTTTTTATTTTTTTTCCCTTATTTTATTTAGCTCGAAAACTAAATAAAATAAAAAATTACATCAACAATTTTAGCTGCATCCATTTGCATTTCCACCTCTTTTTGCTAAGTAAGCAAATTGATTTTTTGTTGCGCATACGCATCCACTACCTGTGTTGCCATCACACATCATATTTGTTCCAATCAAATCTGGATTGTTTTGAACTCTGCTATCTACCATTGTGTCATGTGGTGCTGGCCAATTTGATGTTGAACAACAATCTACACTGCATATATTTTTTAAATCTAATTTTTTGTTTGTTGGTAAATTACTTCCTGAATCTCCGCCAAATCCTTCAGATGAATTTTGTAATAAAAGAAACAAGAGTAAACAACCGATTGCTATAATCCATATGATTTTACTATGTGAACCTGAGATACCGCTCATATTATATATATTATATGTATATATTTTATTTCATACTATATAATTTTTCTCATGTTTTATAATTCATGAATTAAATAATATGCATCATTATTTTTAAAACTACTATAATAATTTTTTAATAATTCGATATTTTTAAAGTTATTTTTGGTATAAAAATTGATGGCTAGATCATTGTCAACTTTGACATATAACGATATTTTATCATAACTTTCATCATTTGCGATTACCTGTAGTTTTTTCATTAACGCACCACCTATACCTTTTTTTCGGTACTCATCTAAAACACCTATTGACATAATATGCAATCGCTTATCGTTTTTAAATTTTTGAATAACACAAAATCCAACTACCGTTTCATTATATGATGCTTTTAATATAATGTATGAACTGCTAAACATCATCATAAATAGTTCAAATGCACTATAATATATAGGCAATGTTTTATTACCAATATATTCTATTCTTTTAGTGTCATCTTTTTTAATTATTTTGATTGTAATCATTGTATTTATTATAATGACACACTGTCTTTGTATATAAAAAAATCAATTTTTTATTCGGCAATAACTTCCGCAATGACATCTTTTTCTTCAACATCTTTTTCTTCAACATCTTTTTCTTCCACATCTTCTTCTTCAACATCAATGTTTTCTAGGTTTGTGCCTGGATCAATTGATTTTTTACATGGACATTTATTTTCAAAATACATTTTACCGATTATGATTATACTCAATTCTAACCCAATTATAATATTTGTTACAATTAAAGGCATTTGGTATATAAAAATACCATATGCAAACATAAAAATAGTGGATAACAACGCCATTACTAAAAATTTGATAGATACATCATTTGTAGATTGTGATTTATAAACTTTTATAATTTGAAACATATTTGTAAAAATAATACCAAAGCCACCGATGTATCCTAAAATTTCATATAACTGTTCATAATCATCACTGCAGTTAACAGTGACAGTGACAACCGTTCCATTGACAGTATATAGGCTTGTATAGGATTCACATTCAGATATATTAATTTGAATATTCTGCATATAATATATTAATTTTCGAAAAAGACTAGTCAAATAAAAAATAATTCATTTTTTTTTGCTATTTAAATAATTATATATTATATGTTATAGAGCATAATGTATAAAACTTGTCCACAATGTAATGTACATAAGAAATTAGATGATTTCCATAAGCAAAAAAGTGGATCATATGGTAGACACTCTATATGTAAATTGTGTCGATCCCTATCAAGAAAAACTTTAAATAATAAAATTTGCTGCAAAACAAAAATATGTAATTTATGTGAAATAAAGTTAAATACAAATATGTTTTATAAAAATAAAAGTTCAAAAGATGGTTTACAAGTCTATTGTAAAAAATGCCAGGTTAAAAAAATATCAAAGTCTAAATCAAAATTAAATAATTTCTCAAAATTAATACTTAATAAATATATCAAAAAACATCAAAATTTAAGAATAAATATCAGTGCAAATGACATTATGAGAAAATTTAATGAACAAAACGGCAAATGTTTTATAACAAAACATCAAATGACACATGAAGCAGATCTTAAACAACGTACTGATAACATATGGAATATAGCAATGCTAGTTGATGATGATGCGAAAACACTTGATTATGACAATTTTAATCTTGTTATACATCTCATTTACACTACTAAAGAATTATATAACATGTCTTTGTCCAATGTTAAAGACATATATAAAAAGCTATTATGAGATTGTCCTCAAATTATCATTAAAAAATAATTAATCACACATGAAAATTCACATGTGATTAATTACTAAAAAAATAAGCAAACAACCAGCTTCAATAACACCATAGAAGGTTCTATAAAATAACAAAGTTCAGATCACCAGATTTGTTCCAAAAGGTTTGACGCGAGAACGTCATTGTTATCAACTGACACGAAAGCATTCACCATTCATTCACACAGTCAATCAACAACATTTCTCAACCAGTCACCACTCATTCAATTTTTTGAACATAGTTAGACCAATCGAAAAACGGCTTATCCTACCGAAGGAACACCCGCACACCAAATGGATATGCAAGCGATTTTTGTAGAATTCATCTGAGTCACGTTCCTAAGTCATTTTACGATACGAATCACCTGTGCAGCACCTTAACCGAACACACAAGCGGGGAGTTTAACGTCTTTCCCTAATAAGACTAATGTACTAGAAATCAATCATGACAATATTACTTTATCCCAAATTAAATGGAGTCTTCTGACATTTTTTTTTTCAATTTTTTTTGCTATACTAAAGCTTATATAAGCTTTGCATAGCTAATAAACTTGCTAGAACCTCTTCAAGGCAATTTTTTTTGCTATACTAAAGCTTATATAAGCTTATTTATGCAAATATAATTATATTTGTACAAATAACGTACTCCAACAACACAATGGAAGGTTCTATAAAATAATAAAGTTCAGATCATCAGATTTGTTCCAAAAGTGGTCGATAAAAGATGTTAATTAAAACACCTTCATCAACAAATATTCAATTATGATTCATGACGGATCGATGGATTATATTTCAATATAATCCATCATATAAGTTGTCATAAATCTATCGAATTGGCTTATCCTGCCAAGGAACGCATGCACACCAAAATGGATATGCACACGATTTGTAGAACTAGTCTGAAATAACAACTGAGCAAATGCTCAATCATCATCCGATGTTGTAGTTTGCTGCTATTGCTGCTACTACATCATCATTACCTTTCGCCTCATTACCTTACGCAAATTCATTCACTTATGCAGCACCTTAACCGAACACACAAGCGATATTAACTAAATGCTAGAAATCAATCATAATTACTTATTAACACACCTCCTATCTATAATGAGCCTCTCAATGAGTTTATTTTTCAATTTTTTCTACGCTTAATTACATAATTAACATAATTTACACAACTCTGTGGAAGGTTCTATAAAATAATACAGTTTGGATCATCAGATATATCCCAAAGTCGACGTTTACACGTCAATTAATTTTCAATTAGAGTCAATGTACTACTACCCAATCATAAAAAGACATTGTTTTTTTAAATGATCATATTGTCAACCAATACCTTTTTAATAATGGGCATGCACTATATTCGTCTAATTAAAAACAGCTTATCCTACTGAAGGAACACATATAACCAATAATGGATACATGCAATTTGTAGAATTTACCTGAATTACGTTCCTGAACTATCTTACAGCTTTAGTTACTTATGTAGCACCTCGCCAAACACATAAGCAGAGACTTTTTACGTCTATCCCTCAAGGACAATATTACTACATATCAATCATTCTTATGGCGTATATTATACAGCTTATTAAATTAATGACTCAATTAGTTTATTTTTCAATTTTTTGGCATATACACCTTGTACCAAAGCTTCAGTATAGAAAAAAAATTGAAAAATAATAATCCAATACAGTCCTTTATAGAGTTGATGTATGTATTACATGATTACTTGATGTTTAAATCGTTCATTGAACGTTCCTTGCGGTGAGGATAGATCCGTCATTTTTTGAGTCACTTTTCTAGCACTTGGTATATGGTCAATTCTATTAGTTTAGTAGTGATATTGGGTTCAATTCCCTACCTAGTCAAAATTTTTAAAATGTAGTGCGGTTTGAGTTGTTGGTTCATCCTGATATTTCGACGTTAAATTTCTGCGCAGCAAAAGCATAAGACGTAACGCACACCCACAACAGTTGTTGTTTTTTATATTCAAGTGATTATTGTTTTTACATAATTTTATGTAAAATTTATCAAATAATCATTTTTTATAATTTGCACTAAAAAATAAAAATATATTATATATTATAAATAAAAATGCAAATCTTTGTAAAAACACTCACAGGAAAAACAATTACATTAGATGTTGAACCAACCGATAACATTGACGCAGTCAAAGCTAAAATTCAAGAAAAAGAAGGTATTCCACCTGATCAACAAAGACTTATCTTTGCTGGTAAACAATTAGAAGATGGTAGAACGTTAAACGACTATAATATTCAAAAAGAAAGTACTTTACATCTTGTTCTTAGACTTAGATAATTTGTTATATAAATAATTTATTTAATCATAGCTGAAAGTTATGATTAAATAGTGTTAAATCTAAATATTTTTCATAATAATAATATTTTGTTTTAATATTTTAATATTGTGTTTTAGCAAATTGTCAATATTATTATCATCAATTAGGTGTAGGTTATGTTTTAATTTATTTTCATAACAATATCCTATTTTGAGTTCATCTTGATCGATGTTTACGTTATTCCAGTAAAGAACATTAATTTCGTTTGTATGCTTGTTGATATATTTCAAACAATTCATATTGACAAACATATTCGATTCTTTAATGATGATGGTATGAAAATCATTTCTGATATGTTTAGACAAATATTCAATGTGATCATTGGTGGAGAACATTGGTATTAGATGATAATGCGTTGTTTCAGTGTTAGTCATAACATAACTGATTTGAAAATCATTTTTAAAAAGAATAAAAATGTTTAATTTATCATATGATTGTTTTATGATGCTTTCGTAACATTTTTTAAATTTATTAGAATCACCATCAGTTATAATTACAATATTAAAATATTTCTCTGGTGTATTATCCTTGAAAGTGTTTAATTTATTGAAAGATTCATAATATACAATTTCTTTAGGACTTTTGTTTTTATAGAATAATTTGTTCATAGTTGTTTATTATGTTTTTTATAATAATAAAAATAAATCAATTATTAACCAGGTCAAAATATTTTATCATTTGTGATCCTTTTCTCTGTAAGCTACATTTGTCATAAAATCCAACTAGTTCATCTTTACAATTTAAAATTACTTTGTAACAACCCACTTCCTTACCTAAATTTATTAAATGTGAAATCATTTTTAAACCATACCCCATGCCCCTATAATCTTTATCAATTATAATATCTTCGATATGTCCAGCTTTACTAATATAGTGTATTAATTTATTTTCAATGACCAATGTACCTGTCGCTATAATTTTATTATTTTTTTCAATCACCTTAATAATAATATTATTTTTGTTTTTGTTTCTGTTTCTGATAAAGTTTTCGAACTGGTCACAAGTAAATGAAGTTTCAGAGAGTTGATTTAGCAATCCAACATAGTTTTTGTGATAATCTCTTGTTTGAATTGATCGAATTTCATTTTTATTATTTAATTCCATTTATTGTATATAGTACAAAACAAATGAAATTAAAATTTTAATCTTAATTTTTCTGCAATACAGATTGTCACACTATGAAAAAAAATTGATATTATTAATTATTTAAAGAATATATTAATAATTGTTATCAATGGCTGAAGAATGGTTTGAAAAATATCGACCTAAACAATTAAAAGAAATTGTTGGTAACACTGAGATTATTCTACAAGTTAATAAATTAATTAAAAATAAAAATAATAAATTTATTATAAGTGGTGATAACGGTGTTGGTAAAAGAGTCATTACAAAATTAATATTGGATATTAATAATTTTTATTATGATTGGTTTAAGAATTGTGATAAAAAGGAGGAAGCGATGCTTGGTGATATTGAAAATATAATATCAAAACAAAACAGTAGAAGATGTTATTTTAAAGATAACAAAGAGTACGCATTGGTGATAGATGATGTGGAAAAAATAACAACTGAAAAAGAGAAAAAAATGATAATTGCATTATTGGAGCATAAAAATAAGTTTCCTATAATTTTAATTACAAGTTTGGGGTACAGTAAGTTTGTTAAAAAGTTAGAAAAATATGTAACTACATTCAAATTAAAAAAACCAACCAAAAGAGAATTATTAAAATTGCTTATGAAAATTGTTAAAAATGAAAAATTAAATATTGATTCATCGTTATATGGAAAAATTTTAAATTTTGTACAAGGAGATGTTCGAAAACTCGTAATAGTGTTATATGATTTAAAAATTTCATATGAAGAGAAGTGTATAACAAAAGAAGATATAAAAGATTTCATAGCTCATAGTCATAGAAAAAATATGGAAATAGATTTATTCAGTGTGACAAAAAGAATTATAAATAAACGGCATGATTTAGATAAATGTAAAGAGTATTACAAGACATGTTCATCACAGATACCACCAATGATATATGAAAATTATCATAATAGTATTTCTTTTTCACAGAAGAAACATGATTTTAAAAACGTTAGTACTATTAAAAATGTGTTGAGCTCAATATCTAAAAGTGATGTTATAGATCAGCAAATTCATGAAAATCAAAAATGGATTTTATTTAATCAATATATATATTATTCATGTTCAAGACCATCATATTTGATGAATAAATATAACAATAGATGTTCTGGTTATAGAATGAACATTGCATTTGACACATCAACAAAAACAAAAAAAAGTAATGAGGAAAAAATAAAAAAATTACAAGAATGTATAAACTCAAAGAATGTTTCTAAAAACATATCGATGGATGATGCAATAAATATTAATAACATGATTTTAAAATTGTTTAAAAAAAACAAATTAAATAAAATTGCTGAAATATTAAATAATTATGGTATTGGTTTTAGTCTTATGAAAAGTTTATTAAATATTGATAAAACTAAAGACCAAATAAAACTAACCAATAACGCCAAACTTAAAAAATTAAAGCTAAAATTAGTTTGATTGGTCCTATTAAGTTAAGTCATTTAAATAATATTTTATTATATTATATAAATGGCTGATTTTTGGCTAGATAAATATAAACCAACAGAACTTAATGATGTCATAGGAAATACAGACACTGTATCTGACATAAATAAATGGGTGAGAAAATTTCATAAAAATAAAAATAAAGTAGTTATTGATAAAAATTCACCAGCCAATAATATATATAATAATATGATTATAAGTGGCAATCATGGTGTAGGTAAAGAAGTGATAATTAAATTAATATTAGAATTAAACAATTATTATTATGATTGGTTGCAGTATCATGATGAAAAGAGTTCAAATTTATTAGACAATATTGAAAATAATATTTCAAGAAATGCTAATAGAAATTTTTATATTAATGATAAAAAAAAATATGCATTAGTGATTGATGATATTGAAAAAATAACTCTTAAAAGGGAAAAAACGCGCTTATTGGACTTGATAAAAAATAACAATTCTAATGGTTATTTTCCGATAATTTTTATATCAAATTTTCAGCATAATAAATTAATAACGGAAATTAAAAAACACTCGAGTGTTTGTACACTGGTGAAACCAACTAATGATGAAATAATGAAATTAATGCACAACATTATTAAAAACGAGAACATAAAGATAGAATCAAAAGATGTAATCAATGTGTTATTACATTTCGCTCAGAATGACGTTAGAAAATTAATTTTGACTTTATATGATATAAAATTATCGTTTGATGAAAACGTAGTGACACTCGATAATTTAGAAAAATTTATTTTTAGCAGTCAAAAAAAAGAAAAGGATACTAGTTTATTTGATGCAACTAGACAATTGATAGATAGATATAGTGGTATTAATTGTAGTTTAAAACATTATAATGTTGATAAAGTTTTAGTTCCATTAACGATATATGAAAATTACTATAAAAGTTTATCATATGAAAATAGAAGAGATGATATTAAAATAATAAATACTTTGAGAAATGTTACAAAATCAATTTCAATTGGTGATGTAATAGAAACAAATATTTATACTGATCAAAATTGGTATTTACATGATATTCATGGTTTTTATACATGTGCAAAATCATCTTATTATATTAATAAATACAAAAAAAGAAAAAAGGAATTTAATATTAATTTACAACAAATTGTGAGTGTTCCTGTTGTGAAACCTTATGATATGAATTTTAGTTCTGATTTAAATCAAACATCATTAAAAAATATCAACAAAAAAAATATAATTAATTTACAAAAATTATTTACAAATAAGTCTTTTAGCGATATTTTGACTATAAACAAAATTGTTTATAATTTTATTCAAAACAATAAAATAGAAGAATTATTTGATTTATTAGTTCATTATAATGTCACTGTTAAAATGATTGAAAATTTCATAAAAATTGATAAATCATTAGAATTAGTTAAATTACCTCCAAAAAGTAAAAAGAGAGTTAATGCATTAATAAAAAGTCGTAAATTAAAACTCGCAGCCAAATAATAATTTTATTTATTATTTAAAAAAAATTATTATTTATAAAAAAATTAATACGCATCTTCAATATCTCCAAAATCATCATCAATTACTATTTTATTCGCGATTGGTGCAACATTATCTTCTGCTGGTTTATCTTCTTTTGGTTGTGATAATTTGTTCAAATCTAACGGTTTATTCCAAGCCGAGAGCATTCCCAATGTGTGTACCGGTTGAGATTCAATTAATGCAGGAAACGCATTAGCATTTTCTTTTTTCAATTCAACTAATTCATTTTCTAATTTACTAATTTCTCTGTTGAGTTTATCTTTTTTTGCTGGATTAATAAATTTATTTGATGTTAATAGAGTGCTTAGTTCTTTTTGTTTGGATTGTAATTTATTTTCGGCATTAATTAATTTAACTTTAAAATATTCTTCAAATTGAATTTTTCTTTCTTTTCCCCAATTTTTGTTATTTCCCCAACTACGGTTTCCTCCTCTACCTCTACCTCTGCCTCTACCTCTACCTCTGCCTCGACCTGAATTATTTCTGTTTTGTCTATAATTATTTCTGTTTTGTCCATTGTTGTTTCTGTATTGACCGTTACCACCACCTCTGTTATCATTTCTATTTTGTCCATTGTCGTTTCTGTATTGACCGTTACCACCACCTCTGTTATCATTTCTTGCTGTATAGCTTCCTGTGTTGCTTACTTTCTGGTTATCTACTGGTGCACTTTTTTTTCCATAACTCCATGCAGAGCTACTTGAGCTATTAAATTCACTATGTTCGCTCGTGACAGATGAACTACCTGTATTGACTGTTTCTCTTGATTTTACGTTGGTCGTGTATGATTTTGATTGTCCATATTTATCATTGACATACTGATATTTATCAGTAGTCTTAGGATTTTGATGTTGATTTTGATGGGTTGTCGACATATTAAGTATAGATATGTATAAGGTATTCCTGTCTAAGTATTTTAATATCAATTTTTTTGACGGCCTTAAATTCCTTAAATTCCTTAATAAATAAAATATACACTATGTATATATCGCATATGAAAATCTATGTAAACCTAGAATATAAAAAAAACGATACATCATCTAATATGACTGGTGGGTCTGATCAAAAAGAAATAATGAGCAAATGGGATAATCTAAACAAAATTACCAATAACGTAATTAAAATTAATCAAGTTCCAACCGCTCAACCAAATGAACTAAAATTGTACACAATTCCCGAGGGAACAATATTATATCATGGATCTGTTGAAAAAGAATCATTTAATCCTTTTAGAATTGTACTTAACAAAGATACTTTAGTTTCTTATTTTACCGCTAGTAAAAAATTATCAGCAGATAATATTATAGGGTGTGCAAAATATCCATCTAAAAGCGGATACATACATAAATTTAGAGTCAAAGCTGATATTAAAAATATCTTAATTGTTTCTCCATATGAAAAACAACCAGATTGGGATAATAAATTTATTGAAAATAATTTTTGCTTTAAAAAAAATATAGGTGACATTACATCTTCTCTAACAGAACCATTGCAATTAGATGGCATTGGATTTTTTTATTCAAGTAATACACAAAAAACTTTAATGGACTCTAATAGTCAAAATTTAGTAGATGGTGACGGTACAACTTCTGAGTTTGCATTATGTAATCCAAACAAATGGCTACAATACATCTCCACTCAAAGATGCATTGGTATAAGGCAACTGTCAGATGAATATAATTTTACTCATGTTAATCAATAATTATAAACATAATTATTTTTTTTATCATATTCGCTAAAAAAAATATTTAACTATTGCATAAATGGGAAATACGCTTAGGACCGTAAGCATTGAACTTAAAAATGGTGATTATGAAGGAAAAATAAAAATAATTAGAAATAAAATAATATTTCATGGATACGGATCTATGAAATATTCAGATGGATCTAGATATGAAGGAAACTATAAAAATGGTGATTATGAAGGAAAAATAAAAATAATTAGAAATAAAATAATATTTCATGGATACGGATCTATGAAATATTCAGATGGATCTAGATATGAAGGAAACTATAAAAATAATCAATATAGCGGACCTGGAACATACGTTGATCAATATAGAATTATGTTTGAGGGCTGGTGGGACAACAATGAATTAAAAGAAGGTCAAATACTACATGGAGATAATATATATGTTGGAAAAATAAAAAATCTTGCTCCTCACGGGACAGGAAAATTATTATTTAAAAATAAAAATGTATATTTGGGTAATTTTGTTAAAGGCTCAATTAGTGGGTATGGCTTACTGTATAATCCCATTAATCATCAATGCTACACTGGTTACTGGGAAAAAAATAAACCAATTGGTATTGGGTCAATGTTAATACATGATGAGATCAGCGCTAAAAAAATAAAAGTAATAAATGGTGCTCATAAAACAATTGTCGTTGATACATGTAATAATCCATTTAGCATCAGCACCGCTCTAAATACAACCAACTTTGACAATAACAATGACGATAAATTAATATGTAATATATGTTACGACAACGATAAATCAATTATGTTTATACCATGTAATCATATAACATCTTGTACAAATTGCTCAGATAAGTTAAATAAATGTCCAATTTGTAACAAAAAAATCAAAAAGAAAATTAATTTCTTTTTGACTTAATTAAAAGAATTTTCATGGTTTCCTATAATTTCCTTAACTACAAAATATAGCTCAGGATGTTTTTCAATATGATATTGAAATCCAAATATATTTCCGTCGCTTGACTCAAATCCTTCAACTAAATTATCATCTGATAAAGTATTAACCACTAATTTGTCTGATAATATTTTTGTTGTTACTCCAGCGTAATGATACGAATTAACCGTTATATTGGTTTTATGACTATTGCGAGTAAAGATTTCATACAATTTTGTATTTTTTGTTATTGTCGCACCATGAGTCGTTTTCATATGACTTTTCACAGACAAATCTTTAACAATATTCATATAAATTTTCCCGCCAAAATAAGAATTTAAAAATTCCATACCATAACATATACCTAATACTTTTTTATTTAATTTTATCATATTATCTACTAATATTGTGTCTCTATTGTGAATAAATTTATCCATAATAATGTCGTCTGATACATCACTTGGTATTGTTCCATTTCTTGGATTCGATTTATTACCACATATTAATAATACATCTATAATTTTTGATATTTCATCAAGTACATTTTGATTCAGTGTATTTGGTATAATTATTGGGACAAACCCGCATTCAACAATCATGCTTGAATACGAATTCATAGTAATACACTTTCCTTTACAATTTCCACATATACAATTTTCATTTATCATTATGTCAGAACATATACCTACTATCATATATTTATGTTTATAAATTTATATATATATAAATTTATAAACATGGTAAAAAATTGAAAAAATAATTCACATAATATAAAATATTATATGAATTATTCAGTAGATATTATGTTTATAAATTGCAAAGAATATATACAAAATTATTCATTTCAAATTGATATTGACCAAAATGAGACAATTTTGCGACTAAAAGAAAAAATTGCAGAAAAACTCGGTTATAAAATTAAACTGGTTTTCTTTGGTAAACTATTAAGTGATGATGATGAAAAAGTATCACATTACGAATTTCAAAAACATGAAGGACTATATGTTCTGAAAAAATAATAAAATTTACAACCAAGCACATAAAAATATGTTTATACAATTTAATATATACAATGAGAATTACTGGAACAACCTCATCTGGAAAATTTATACAAATTGATGCAAATCATGGAGACACAATTAAAGATGTCAAAATCAAACTAAATAAAATTAATAAAATACCAATTGGACAAATGATATTAAAATTAAATGATCAATCACTCAGCAATGATAAAAAAATTGAATATTATGGATTAGATCGTAATTTTTTCGCTGTCTCAAGAAAAAAACCACAAACAATATCATGCTGTTGCTTCAAAAAAACAGTTACTGTATAATTATTACATTTATTTGCATAATAACCGCGCTTCATATTTATTTATATCTGTACCAATAGATATAAATATGGCTAAAAATATTTTAGTAACTGGAGGATGCGGATTCATAGGATCAAATTATATTAATTATTCTGTACCAAAATACTCTAACTATAAATTTATCAATATTGATGCAATGTATTATTGTGCTTCTCTTGAAAATATTAATAACGATGTACAAAAATCTCAAAATTATAAATTTATCAAAGGGAATATCAATGATTTCAATTTAATTAAATATATTTTAAAGGAAGAAAAAATTACTCACATTATTCATTTTGCAGCACAATCACATGTTGATAATTCTTTTACTGATTCATTACAATACACTGAAGATAATGTCAAAGGAACACATACTTTATTAGAGTCGGTTAGACAGGTAAATCCAAATATAGTGTTTTTACATTTTAGCACAGATGAAGTGTATGGAGAATCACAATTAGATGAAAAAGCCAAACATGAAATGTCGCTGTTGTGTCCAACAAATCCTTATGCAGCTAGCAAAGCTGCCGCTGAAATGTTGGTTAATTCATATATACATTCTTATAATCTCAAAATTATTATTACTCGATGTAATAACGTTTATGGTCCAAATCAATATCCTGAAAAAATAATTCCAAAATTTATAAATCAACTAAAAAATAATCAAAAATGTACTATACATGGGAAAGGAACTGCTCTCAGGACATTTATACATGTAAATGATGTCAGCACAGCGGTAAATACAATATTACACAAAGGTAAATTATCGGAAATATATAATATAGGTAGCGATTTAATGTATGAAAAATCAGTCATGGATATTGCAAAAATATTAATAAAATTTATTCATAACTCTTCTGATCATAATAAATATATAATTCATGTTAAAGATAGACCTTTTAATGATAAACGATATTTCATAACCAATGAAAAAATCAAAAAATTAGGATGGAGTCAAAAAATAGGGTTATTGGATGGTATTAAAACAATAATTGAGTAATTTAATATTTATAATTATGTATTGATTAATTATATAATTATGAATGTTTTTATAATCGGACACAAAGGATGGATCGGAAAAATGTATACAGAAGAATTTAATAAAAAAAATATTACATTTCAATTTTCTAAATTTAGAGCAGAGTCAGAAGAAATTAAAAATGAAATATTAAAAAATAAATCAACACATGTATTATGCTGCATGGGAAGAACACATGGAACTTTTAATAATAAAACATATACTACTATTGACTATTTAGAAAACAAAGAAACATTGCCAATAAATATAAATGATAATTTATATTCTCCTTTGTCACTTGCGCTTTTTTGCGACAAACATAATATTCATTTCACATATATTGGAACAGGATGCATATTTGAATATGACAACGAGCGTACACTTGAAAATAATGTAGGATTTACGGAAAAAGATAATCCTAATTTTTTTGGATCAAGTTATAGTATAGTTAAAGGATTTACCGATAGACTTATGAAAAATACAAATGCACTCAATCTTCGAATAAGAATGCCAATAACAAATATTAATAATCCTAGAAATTTCATAACAAAAATAACTAATTATGAAAAAATATGTAATATGCCTAATTCGATGACTGTATTAACCGAATTAATACCAATTTCAGTTCAAATGATGACAAATAAAGAAACGGGTACATTCAATTTTACAAATCCGGGAAAAATTAGCCACAATGAAATACTTCAATTATATAAACAGTTGGTCGATGAATCATTTACATGGAAAAATTTTACAATCGAAGAGCAAGATAAAATACTATTGGGAAAAAGATCAAACAACCTATTAAATACTACTAAACTAGAAGCAAAATATAGTGTGCTTCCTATACATACATCAGTCTCCAATATATTAAAAAATTGGAAAAAATGAATATCATTAAAATATTTCAATTAAAAATTGATCAACATATGTTTCATTTGGATGAGTATAATTAATATTGGAATTGCCTGAAAATAATATGTTAATATCTAGTAGTTTTTTATTCACTTTTTCGTCTAAAATTTTTAATGAATTATTTATCTCAATTACTTTGTATGCATAATTTGTATCAACATGTGCTCCTTTATTTATATATGGTACCATATATAAATTATTTTGGTCTTTTATTAACCACAATTCATTATTTGAATCAGGATTTGTAATCCAAGCATGCTCAATGTCCGAAATATCCACTTTTTTAGGATCTATCTTAAACATATATTTTCCATACAATTTATTATATAATGAATAATAATATTTTTTGTTGTATCGCTGAATTATATGCAATTTTTCATGAACAAGTATTTTTGTTAAAATATTATCATCTTTAATAAATTTTTCAGGTATAAAAATGAATTTTCCAATAGTATATGGATACCCAAATTCAAGTGTATTTTTAATTTTTATTAAATTCCATTTGTTACAAATATTAAAATCAATTTGTTCGATAGTTGAAGTCAAATTTTGTTTATTTAATATTTCGTTACTGATAATATTATTGATATGTTTATTTAATATTTGTTTGTCGCTACTGTTAAATTTGCTTATTTGACCAAAATATTTATTGATCATTTGATTTTTGTCGTTTGTGTTATCGTTTGTGTTATCATTCGTGTCACTTCCAGTTTTTGATTTTAGTTCATAAATGGTATTTCTATTCAAATAATTCAAAACATCCTTGTTATTTTTTATGGAATCTATACTGTCAAATTCAATAATTTTTTCAAAATGTTCAGATATAGAATTAACTGATTTCTTATTATTCAGTAGATAAATAACAACAATAGTTACAGCCACTATTAAAAAAAAAAATACAATTGATCTCATTAATCTTAAAAATAAATTAATCTAAATGTTATTGCTCAAACTATAGCTATCAAATCATAATTTTTGAATACATTTATTACGCTTGTTCCTTTTAAAGCAAATATTGCTAAACACCCACCCATTCCTGCACCACATATTTGAGCTCCCAATACACCATCTATATTATTTGCCATTTCAACCATGTGGTCAATTTCATTACATGAACACTTATATAACATTTGTTCATCTAACATAGACTGTTTAACCATTTTACCAATGCCTTCATAATCATTATTTAAACACATCAAATAAAAATTATTTGATCGATTATATTCTCTGTATCCATATTTCATAACATTAATAACATTTTCATTGTTTAATTCTTTGATTTTTGTCAATGATTCTTCGCTTAAATCGTTTAAATATTTTTCTTTATCTAAATATTCAAATCCAACATCATAACATTTTACTTTGTCGTTAAATCGTTGATTGCAATTTCCTGTACCTTTTGTTGCTTTTACGCCAGAATGATAAATATAAATTTCTAACTTTTCAGGTTTATTAACTGTATTTTCGATAGCTATATCAGGGAACATTTTGATTTTTGTTATTATATTGGGTTTTCCTAATATTATAGATGCGTGATCTCCAGAGCCACCTCCAGTTCCAATTAATTTTTCAGCGTCACAACAATCATTGATTAATGTAAAGTTGTTTATATTTTCAATATTGAATAATTCAATAAAACATTTTGCACAAGCTACTACCAATGCTGACGATGATGACAATCCAGCACCTTGAGGTATATTGCCCCAAATATTTATGTGATAGGTATGTTTATTAATTTGATCTCTTAAATCGTATTTTTCGTTTAAATAAATTAAAGGTGCGATGACATATTTGCTCCAATTATCTCTCAGTGCAATATCGTCTACATCACATGAATATTTTTGCTGATCACCACAACTTTTAACAATAATTGTTGTTGATAATGACTTAGACTTGCACATATCACATTGCACATATTTATCAATTAATATCATATTATAATATCCTCCTTGATGGTCAACATGTCTTCCCATTAGATTAATTCTGCCATGAGCTTTTTTTGACACAAATAAAGTATCTCCATTCATATACTTTATATTTGTTAATAAATAAATAAACTATACTAATTTTGTTTTATCTACAAATAATCCACTATGATCCCGGACAGTGAATCATTACGAACTTTATATTTTAATTCATTCTTGTTATTTTCTTTTATTTTTTGCAGAGTTTCTTCTGATAAGCAAGAATGAATACCACCATAGTTATCATCAATCAATTGTCTCATCATGCTAATTCCACATGTTCTTACACACTTTACACTAGTTTCGCTTGTATCTTTTGTATCTTCTACGTATTTTTGATCATATCGATCACCACCTGAGAAAACATCACCTTTAATCATAATAGTTAAACAACAATCGTAACAATATGATCCAAATCCACAATCTTCGCAACAGTCCTTGATACATGGAGCTTGTTTTTCTCCTTTAGAATCTTCAATTATTACTTTGCAAATTGAACATAATCGATTCTTATGTTTATCTGTAACTTTATTATATGTTTGTACATTTTTTTTATCTTTCATTTTGTAAAATTTCTCTTTGCTCAATCTATTACGAGCTCGTTTGTCTTGTTTTGATCCTTTGTACATTATTAATGTTTTATACATTTCAAGTGTCAATACTAGATCTATTTATTTTCAATTTTTTTAATATACACCTGTACAGACATATATTAAAAAAATTGAAAAAAAAAATAACTATAAATTTATGATATTTGATGATATTCTAATTAATAAAATGAAGCTTATGCAGTCTTTTTACATCATCAGTACATTAGCAACCGTTTATTGTACAGATAAACTACACACAAAAACACCTAATCTAAAATCAATTGAAACAACAGTTGTACCATTCAGCCTAACTACAATTTCAAATATAACCACAACTACCAGTAATGATGGTATATATGTACTCAAATATCCACAGCAAGGATGTTACTGGGGTGACTATGAATATGGGACAGATTGGACCATGGTAATACTTGGATCTTCTAATCCAACATCATGTGCATCAAGTTGTTATACTACCGATGGTTGCACTGGTTTTGAAGTTGGATCAAATTCTGGCTCAAACTATGAAAATCAACCATATTGTGCACTCTGGCTAAACAATGCATGCAAAGTTCCAGACAAATCATACTATGATACATCTTTTACAGTAGACACCTATACCATAGTTGAACCGCTCGATATATTTTTCAAATACTCAAATAAAGCATGTTCTAGCGTTCCATTACTTACACTGCCTGATTACAATCCAACCGACTGTGCTAAAGCATGCTTCGACAGTGGAATGTGTGATTCATTTGATATGTATAATGACGTGTGTAATATTCGAATAAATGATGGTTGCACAGTGGATGATTTGTACAGTTCGGACGGAACAGACACGTATTTCCCAATTGATTTCAATTCAGAAAATACAATTAATTATTATCAGCTAGTAATGATGATTGTTGGAGTTTTTATTATAATTATTACGTTGTGTTGTTGTTGTGCCCGCATTAGAAAAAATCGATTTCGCGATCATTTTCAGCACCGATGTCGCTCAGGATCACGAGCCAATGCAGTGATATCTATATTGGCTGCACGTGATGTAACAGCGCCTGATCCAGAACCAAGCAAACCGACTGTCAGCTCACCGGTTTATACAGCTACAATTGCAGCGCCTGCTGTAACTGGATATCCGGTTACGACGACTTATCCTGTTCAAGCAACTGTACTTAACTCTCCAGTGTACACAGCGACGATTGCGTCAAATAATATAACATATCCAAGTGTTGATCAAAGTGTAAAAATGGAAGTCTAAATCCAATCGACTTTGATTCAGGAAAAATTGAATTCTATAATTCTTCAATGATTTTTTTATAACTTTCTTTACTATTAATCAAAATGTTAGCTATTAACGGTATTTGTATTGGCATTATAGAAATTGTCATTTATTTACTAATCGCATCTGAATTAAGAAGACGTAAACCCGTTCTTAAGAAAATGAATATATTGTCATATTATTGGATGATAATGACTGTATTAACTGGTATTTGGGAGTTTACATTTGTTTTGTATTATAAATATGTTGTCGGGTTGGCAAATGATTTATTACTCAACAAACAGCACGTATGGACAAAACATTACGATGTTACATATATACTACCTTGGAAATTGTCTCCTATATTTTACTCAGAATATGGCGCATATGCTGATAGAGAATATATGTGTCGTAAGGATGATTGGAGTAGAGTAATCGAAAGCACACATGCGTTATGGTGTGGAATATTTGCACTAGTGTGTATAAATCAATTGATCGCAAAAAAGAAAAAGAATTATTTGGTTGCGATGAGTGTATCGATGGGAACACAGGTGATGAATAGTATTCTTTATATGATGAATTATTTCAATGAGATGAGTGATTCTGACAATGTAAATTATAATAACGAATCATTTCCAGCGGGGATTGCATTAATAAAAAGACCTTTTATGTGGGTTAATATTTTTTGGACGGTACTTCCAATATTTGTAATTGTACAGGAGTTGTGCAAAAAAAAAACAAAAAAATAATCATTGTTTAGTTTCTTCATTTATTAAATATTTCATTAATTTATCGCAATCATAATCTTTGTCAAAAATTATTTTCTTTAATTTTTTTTCATATTTAATCGACATTGCGACTAACTGTAAAGTATGTGGATGCTCAAGTACAATCGAACTTATTTTTGTATTATTTATAAATTTTTCTAAAAATACAGGCTTATTCATTTTATATTTTGTTAATCTTATAAATTCTAAATAATCATATGAGCATAATTTTCTTAGGTGCAATACCTTTGAGTTAATAATTATCATATTGTTTATCATACAGTATGTTTTAATAATATATTTGAAATAATAATCAACTAAAAATAATTTCAATTATCTTGTTCAGTGTGGTGATCTTTATCCTTTATCCATTGTTTGTAAACCCTAATCGCACCACGCATATCTTCAGTTTGATATTTATGATTTTTCGCTCTATAATACATTTTTAATATTACTGCAAGTTGTTTAGCTGGTGTAATTATACCTTTATTTGATAAATCTTCAATTTGTTTAATTGTTTGTTCTGCTTTGTGTGCATTTTTATATCCAATTCCACCAAGTCCTTTAATAAAATTACCGTCATCATCATATTTGTATGCATCATCTTTGACAACTGGTTTAACGAAAATACTCATTTTATTATTTACGATTTTATTTTTTTCCATTGATCCACCATTGATATTATTGGTATTTTTAACATAAACGCTCATTTTTTTATTAACGGTTTGTGACATTGAATCATTAATTTCGTTCTCTAGTTTATAATGAGCTTTTCTATTACTGTGAGCATGATTGCTATATTTGTCTACTTGATTTACTTCTTTTTGTAGGTGATGATTCTGAAAACCACCTTGTTTTACAGAATGTTGTTTTACAGAATGTTGTTTTACAGAATGTTGTGATGCATTGTTTGAATACTGTGAGTGCATATTTATATTAGTTAATCTGCGAGAACGTGTTGGGTGAGATTTTATGGGGTTACTTGTTCTTAATTTATTAAACACTGATTCTATATTTGGATCACGAGTTCTATAAATTATTTTGTTATTATAATCGTATAATTCACTCACTAATTCAAATGTAGTTTTTATCACCTTGACTTTAACATTATTATGTTTTAGTTTGTATTTATTTTTAATAATCGATTGAATAAAAGAATTATATTTATTGTTTTTCTTATTACTATATATTTTAAGTAATTGGTGATTCTTCATACTTTTGTCCATATATTATAGACAATAAAAATTATTTTAACTATCATAGTTATGTTCGCTAACTATGATAGTTAAAATAATTTTTATTTTTTAATTATTTTTTATTTGGTTTTAAGGCACATCCTGGTGTAGTTCCATTCGAGTACCTAACAATTAAACAAACCGCAATCAAAATTAATACAAGTGCAACACAAATAGATTTTATCTGATGCTTACTGACAGCTCCACCTAATTGAATATTATTTAAACCTCCAGTATAACAATTGTCAAAAGGATACATATATATATATAACATAAAATAAACCTCAATAATATTGAAAAATTAACTGGTTTCATACAAAAGACTATAATAATTCAATACTAAAATACTAAATAAAAATGAGTTTATATAATTTTGTTTTTGGGACTGACGTAAATATAGATGATCATATCCTCCAAAATTTAAATAATAATACTGGTACTGAATACTTATTAAAATGCTATGACAATTTAAAGCAACGTAGTTCTCCAGAGTGCAATACATATTTCGATAATTATTTCAATATGTTTTTATCGAATGATTTTTGGGATATAGATTATAGATTAATAATTGATAATTTGATAAAAGATCCAAAGTTGTTTGATTTAATATTAAAATCAGATAATGTTCACGGCATAGTTGATAATATTTTAATAAATTCCATAAATTTGGAATTTTATAAACTGTCTGTTTTGTACAAAATATTGTTCAGAACGGATTATGTAAAAGAATTTGTAGTTGAATCTAGATTGTGGATTTACGATACGGGGAAAGCAAATGAAAAATCTATTTTAGGTATGATTGTAAGCACAATTGAACATGATAATGACTGGCAAACAAATATTGAAAAATTATATAAATTATTTGTAATTTTTCTAAAAAATAAAAGTATTAAAAATAATGTCGTAAAATGGATCGCAACAATACTAAATCAAAATAAAAAAAGAAGACAAGTTGGCTCTCACAACGAAACATTTCAAGATTGTTCTGGTTATAAATTTATGATGAATTTATCAGCTCTCCTATATGTTTTTTTTAAAAAAGGACACACAGCTGACAAACAAATTGACATTAAATATTTATTAAATACTGATAGTGGTCTTGATTGGCTGAAAAATATAGAAATGCCTGAAAAAAAATACACTTTTTATGAAGATTGTTTTTTCATGATGTTTAGATGTTTTGATCTAAGTGTTGTATCTATTTATGATACACTTGATACCTTACAAAAAGATATTGACAGAATAAAACAATTAATTCAAACATTCGGTGATAATGATGAAGAAATGAGTGATGCAATGAAAGAATATAATATAATTAGAATGAGTTCTGTACTAGACTTCAAAATGAAACAATTGGAAGAAAATAAAAGTTTAATGAATAATTTTATATTATTGGGATATTATTCGAAATTTATTAATTATTTCACAATGTGGTTATCAACAGTTTCGCTAAAAGAAATATCACATGAAGGACAAGACGGTGAAAAATTTAATATCGATGATATTTTATTATCGATAATAGAAGGAAGTATATATTTGTTATCAAAAGAATATCGTAATTATGACAAGTCGTTGATGGAGTTGGGAATTAAAATTATTGGTGGAGAGTACACGAAAAATCCTCATATCAGATGCAAATATGTAAACTTCATTGCAAATTTATTTTCAAAAAACATAATGCAGGATTATATGAGTTATCCATTTGTGAAAGATAGTTTACTGGTTAATTGTATAATACTTTATAATGACATTGAAACATTTGATAATGTTTCGGACAAATTTACTCCAAGAGCAAATATTGGTTATATAATCAGGTATACATGTACAGTAAACATTGAATATTATCGTCGGCTAGAAAAAGTCAGTGAAAATGATTTTATGTTTAAGAGATTCATAAACATGGTACTGAACGACTTAACATACATGCTTGATATGGGATTGTCGAAGCTTAAGGAAATTTCTGCAAAGGAAAAAGAAATTACTGAGACTAAAATTGATGAAAATGATGAAAGTGCAGAGGAATATGCAAGAGATTGTGAAATGATTAAAGGTTCATTATCTTTATCATGTGACATGTTGGAATTGGTTAAGTTTTTTTCACTGGATAAAATATCTAAAAAATTTAAAAATATTTTATTATCGTCAGAAATTAAAACTAGATTTATTGAAATGTTAAATTATTATCTTAATAAAATGGTCGGTAAAGAGTCAAAAAGGTTAATTGTTAAAAACCCAGAAAAGTATGGATTTAAGCCCATTGTAATACTAACAAAGTTAAGCAATGTTTATTCTTGCTATTATAACGAAGAAGAATTTATCAAGACAATTTCTTGTGACAAAGATACATATGATCCACAACTAATGGATAAAATGATAAACATTTTATCTAAAAAACAATGTTTAAAATGGGAGACGTCAGGAAGACTTCATCATTTATCCACGCAAGCCACTAAATTGTACAATGAACTCGAAGAAGAAATCGAATATGAAGATGTTCCTTCCGAATTCTGTGATCCAATTCTAATGACAATGATCGAAAATCCAATTATGATGCCAGAAATGGATTTATTTGTAGAAGAATCTGTAATAAAAAGACACTTGTTAACATGCGATGAAAATCCATTTAATAGAAAACCACTCACAACTGAACAGTTAAACGAATATAATAAAAAAGATGAAATTATCGAAAAAATTACAGAATTCAAAATTAAATTAAATAAATGGAAAAGTGACTATAACACAATTTAATTTTTATCTTTAGTTATTATATAACAATGAATAAATTAAAACATAATCTCTCTATTGTGTTTATTTCTATACTAGTGTCTTGTTGGTTCAAAGGATTCACAATCATATTTGATCATTTTGTTCCTTCAGAAAAAAGAACATTAACAACTGGTATCATAATATGCGGTATTGTTGCATTTTTTTTATGGTTAGACGATGGATCACTAAGTGAAATTAATCGAGGTAAGAAATTCATTCCAGCAATGGAAAGAAACAAACAAAGCACTTAATCACTTAATCATTTAAACAATTAAACTCTTAAATTGTTAACTATGACAATAAAAACCATATTTAATAATTTTATTACAGGAATGCTTTTTGTACCGGCATTCATGTATATATTTGGACCATTCCAAGGTATTAATTTATTTTTACTGATATGTAATTTATACAAGACATATAATGTTCATAATAAAAAGAATATTTTATTGATAACTGATTTTGAGGAAAATGTAAATGATTATATGCTGATAAATTTATTAGTGTCACTGTATAAGCAAAAGAGTATAAATGTGAGTGGAATAATAATAAATGATGATAAAACGTATGAAAAGGCGCTCAGGCTAAGAAAATATTTAAGAAATTTAGATATTAAAGATAACGAAATAAACATATCAGTGTCAAAAAATGATACAGAAATTGATGACGAAATTGAAAATAATCTTGATCATATATACAACAGTAATATTGACCTTTGGGATGGATATGAAATGTTACTAGACTGTGAAAAATCACAAGATTTATCAATTGTATGTAGTGGTGATATTAAATCATTGCGAAAGGCAGTTGATAATTCAGAGTGTTTAGACAATATTTCAAATATATATATATATAATAATATAACACTCAAGAAGGAATTATTTTGTTACAAAGTAATAAAAACGTCTAACCGTAAAAATGAAGATTTAAGATATATTGGTAATGAGGCGAATAGTAATAAATTGCCTAATAACAAATTTAGTGTATTTTGTGAAATTGATACAGCGGGAAAAGTTTGTTTAACAAACAAAGATTGTTTATCAATTACTATGAGTAATTATATTGATGTTCCAGACTTTGCATTTATCGATAGTCCTTTGTTATTGTTATATGCTGTAAACCCTGAAATATTTGAGACAAATACATGGAAAGATAGTGCAATCAGATGTGATAATAAATCATCTGATCTTATTAAAAACAAGTTGTATCGATATATATTTTAAAAACAATTGTTATTAAACAAAATAATTAATAACAATTAAATAAAATTGAAAAAAATAATGATAATAGATTGTATTTATCAGTTGTACAATACAAAATGACTACTAGTACACATGAATCTACACAACCATCATTTCAATTTGTGGCAGTACCTCCGGAAAGGCTGCTTCCTTCAACCATTGAAGAATGTGGTAAACACAACAATTTTACCATTGGTAAATTTCCAATGTCATGGACACTTCTTACCGTGCCACGGGGCGTAACAGCCTCACTCGCGGAATATGGATCTGTATTGAGCTACAATCTCGACGGTGGATACATTTGCGACTGTGATGGCAAACCCATTGGATTGGATAACTCTGACACACAACCACTTGTTACTGGATCAACTGATACAACAAACACATCAAAAAAACAATGTGCCATACTGTAA